GTGATAATTATGGCTACAAATATGGAGCAGTTAATTACTCAGACCCTGAACAGAGTTTCAGAGAAAGGCGAAGTTACTTCCGCCGATCTATTTGTGCTCCGATATTGCCAACAGGCAGAAGCTCGGAGGAACAAAACGCCAGCCTATAAGCAAATCCTAAATGGTGTTGGGGATGTTGTTGGAATCGTCCGCACATTTTTGGGAGGAGGTGAGTAAGCATGGCTAACGGATACCCTATGATGAACTATGGCCGCCCGTATCCCAAAACCCCGGAGCAACTCCAAAACGAAATGCAGGCGTCCATAGATCAGTATCAGAACATGTTCCAGGCATACCAGATGGCTCCACAAACGCAACGCCCTCCCACTCGACGAGGCGGGGAGTATTTCAAAGTCGCAGACGCGCATGAAATGGAAGAGGCCCCAACCCGGTTAGATGGGACAGCGGCACTTTTCTTCGATTTCAAGAACCGAGTGTTTTGGTCAAAGAAATACGTGAACGGCGGACATTCAATTCAGACCTATCGTTTCGAACCAATTCTTTCCAACAGTCTAACCACGGAGGAAGATGTTGATTATACAAAAGAATTGGAAGAGAAACCCAAGGAAAACAATAATGATTCTATGGAAGAGATCAAAGAATTATTATTGAAACTTGTAGAAAGGGATGAACAACGTGGATCTAAACGGAATACTAAACCTTCTGGACGCGATAGCGAATCCACAGGAGCTTCAGGGGAAGGCACTTAATGCGTTAGCCCAGAAGAATCCTCAAACGGCTTCTGAAATCGCGCGATTAATCAAAAGCGGAGCGAACCCATCGGAAGCAATTGCAAAATATGCTCGTGAAGGAAAGATCAATCCCGAACAGCTTGATAAGCTCCGCTCTGTCTACAACATGTTAAAGAAAAGGGGATTAAAAAAATTTTCTATACCGGATAGTGTATGGGAAGAAGCAAAACGAGCTATGACGTGTAACACGCCTGAACAAAATTGGTTTTAACTGACAGGGTGCGCAACTGTTAGTTGAAATAATTTTTATTAGGAGGGCTTACACATGGCAGACATGACCGAACTGATGCAGTACAAAATGCTGGAGGACGACAACAAAGGCGGAGGTTGGGGCGCCGGAGCTTTTCTCTGGGTCATCCTGATTTTCCTGTTCTTCCTTGCGTTCAGTGGCAACGGGCTCTTTGGTCGTAGAGGTGACGGTACTACGACGGTTACTCAGAATCTTTCTCAGGTCGAACGCGATGTTCTTACGGGCAACTGCGGAACACAGAAGGAGATTCTTCAGAACCGTTACGAGAATCAGCTGGCTTTCTCTGCTCCGGGGACCCAGATGCAGACGTGCTGCTGCGATCTCAAGACAACCATTATCGAACAGAACCAGATCACCCGAGACCTCATTCAGTCGCAGTACATTGACGAGCTCCGTACGTCCCTCAGCGACGCGAAGACTGCACTCAGCAATTACAACCAGAACCAGTACATTCTGGGGCAACTCGGTCAGTGGTACTCCCACCCCAGCGTAAACCCCAACACCTGCTATAACAACTGCGGTTGCAATAATGGGTGCGGTTGCGGTTAACACCGTCTGTCAGAAGCTCTAACAGTTATGCTACCTCTGGGTTTAACAACCCGGGGTTTTTCATTTTATGGAGGGGATTTCAAAATGGCATGTTCCAACAACCGTTATCGAAAATCTTCGGCGGTTGCCATTAACTCTGCGTCTCAGGCTTTCGTAGCAGCCGGAACCACACTTCAGCCCGGCTCGGCAGTGTCCGTAACCGGATGTTCCTTGTCGGTTGCCAATTCCGGTATTCAGGTAAATTCTGATGGTCTTTATCAGATCGAAGCAGCCGTGACCTTCACGCCTTCTGCTGCGGGCGTAGCCATCGTACAGATTTACAAAGATGGAGTCCTACTTCCTTGCACAACCCGTCAGCTGACTGTGGCGGCGGATTCTGTGTATACTATCAGCACGTGCGCCCCTGCGATTTGTGCCGCTTCCTGTGCTATGGTTCGGCCGGTGTTTACCGCTCAGATCAGCGGTGTCGCAGGCACAGTCAATTACACTTGCGTAAGCGGAGTTAAGCTCGCTTAATCCCAGAGAGAGGAGGTATAACTTTGGGTAAGCGTATAACGCCCGTCGACACAACGAAAAAAGTCGCACGACGTCCGGCCATCACACCGGAGGCGCGAGAGAATCAAATGATTGCTTTAGCTGTCGACCTGGCGGAAAGACAATTACTTGAAGGGACTGCCTCCTCTCAAGTTATTACACATTATCTGAAACTCGGTTCAACAAAAGAACGGATCGAGAAGGAAATTTTGGAAAAGCAAAAAGAATTAATCACAGCAAAGACGGAAGCGCTGAACTCTCAGAAGCGTTCGGAAGAACTGTACGAGAAGGCAGTCCGCGCATTTGCTGTGTATAGTGGTAATGCATCAAAGAGGGCGGAAGAAGATGACGAGGACATATTCTGAGTTAGTTTCTATTCCTTCTTTTGAAGAACGTTACCAGTATCTTCGATTACTCGGGGCAGTAGGGGATGAGACATTCGGTTTTGATCGAGTTTTTAATCAGATGTTTTATCGGTCTGGGGAATGGAAACGAGTACGAAAACAAATCATACTTCGCGACAACGGGTGCGATTTAGCATTTCCGGGTCAAGAAATTCGATATGAACCGATCATTATTCATCACCTGAATCCCATAACCATAGATGATATTCAGGAAAAAACGGACTATCTGTTAAATCCAGAATATTTGATCTGTTGCAGAGATAAAACGCACAGAGCGATCCATTATGGAGATGAGTCTCTTTTAAATCTCAACACGGTCGAGCGGCGACCGAACGATACTTGTCCCTGGAGGTGATGATATTTGGACGACAGCATTTTGGATTCAATTAAAAAAATACTTGGCATGCCGCCGGATTATGACGCGTTTGACACAGATCTGGTGATCCATATTAACTCCGTCTTCGGGATTTTGGCTCAGCTTGGGGTCGGTCCTGCAGGCGGCTTTTCTATCTCTGACAACACAACTTTATGGAAAGCCTACTTAGGCGATTCAAAAGATTTAGAAATGGTGAAAAGCTATATAGCGTTGAAAGTTCGGTTGGTCTTCGACCCGCCGACAATCGGCGCGGTTATGGATGCCATGAAGGAACAGATTCGCGAGTACGAATGGCGGCTGAATGTTCAGGTAGATCATTGAAAAAGGAGGTGATTTCATGACCAATCAGATTTCACAGGGCGATCAGTATCATATTTCTATGGCAATCAAGTTTAACGGCGAAACAGTGGACATAAGCAAAGTCGAAAAAGTAGAGATTACATTGCACAACAAGACGAAGCTTTATCCCGAAGAAATTACCTATTCGGATGGGGTATTTCTCTATCCAGTTACACAGGAAGAGACATTTTCTCTACCGCGAATTGTCGAAGCGCAGGTACGGGTGAAGTTTAAAAACACGGACGTTTTTACAAGTCCTACGGAACAGATTGATGTCATCAGATCGCTTTCGAAGGAGATTTTATGAATGGTCTTGTTACGTTTGAGATCAGGACGCCCAGAATAACCTTCGATGTACTGCCTACTCCGACATTAGAATTTACTATTCAGGCGGCATTCGTTGAAGGTGTCGGAAAAGATTATACCGGCCCATACGAAGTAACCCCGCAACTTTACAAAAACATCCTCCTTCCCACAAAAGGCACGATGCCTAAGGAGGATATTACCGTGTTAAAAGTACCGCAATACGAAGTCGCCAATACGGCTGGCGGAACGACTTTGATTTTAGGAGGAGAATAATATGCCTGTTCAACCCGAAGTAAAATTCATTAACAAACTGGTTCTTGGCGAAGAGGTTAAATTCGATTTAACGCAGGATGATATTACGCCTGACAAACTGGCAAAGGGTATTAAAGCCCATAATAAAGCCGGTGCGCCGATCGTTGGTACCAACACGTACGATGCTGATACCAGCGACGCGACAGCAACTGCTGCCGAAATCCTCAGCAGTAAGACTGCATACAAAGCCGGTTCCAAGATTACCGGCACGATGCCCAATCAGGGGGCTAAAACACTCAACATCGCAGATAAGGCTACTCCGGTAACCATCCCGATGGGTTTTCACGATGGCGGCGGCAAGGCCCAGATCGATGAAACGGAAGCTGCAAAGATTATTCCGAGCAACATCCGTGATGGTATCACCCTGCTCGGTGTGACCGGCACTATGTCCGGCACGGAGGGTGCGAAGCCGCAGGCCAAAACGGTTACGCCGACGTTCGAGGCGCAGGAGATTGTTCCGGATAGCCCCGAATACAACTATCTTTCGTCGGTCACGGTTGCCGCGATTCCTGTAAGTCAGACCGATAATTCTGCTGGAGGCCAGACGCTGAAGATCGGAGTGTAAGACCATGGCGGTAAATAAAGTGGATCTTAACGGGGAGACAGTGTTTGACTTAACCGCCGACACCATAACCCCTGAAGCATTGGATGTTGGGGTTACTGCCCACGATGCCCGGGGGATTAGAATTGTCGGAACACGTACTCCAAGCGCAACATGGTATGAAGGTACAGACGCGCCGGCGGATACACTTGGAAATGATGAGGATCTTTACTTGCAGAACCCGCCGGAGGTGTAACGCATGGGAACATTTAGTAAAGTAGAACCGACAAATGTAGTGGGTTGGAGTAAGGAAGTATCCGGTGAAATGGTTAATATGTACAGCTATGGGAAATATGGCTATAGCTATTATTCCCAATGCGCTGTAACCCGTCTCACCGATAATTCCATTTGTGCTCGGATTAAGATGTGGTCCAAAGCATTTTCGCAATGGAATCCGGCAAACAAAACATCGTATCTCCCATGGGGTAATAATGGTTCAGAAAACGAATTCGGCCCGGAAGAAGTGTATATTTATGGTAGTAGTTTTTATATAGCAGACACCTATTATTACACGCTCCCAGCATCATATAGAGGTAAGACAGTGACTGTCGGGATGACCAGCGGACACAAATCGACTACAGCGAACAGTCCTGTCACACTCGCGGTGCCGGAACCGGTCGGAAACATGTTGTATCTAAACATCAACGGCGTTTGGCGTCAAGTGGAGCTGCATTGTAATACTGCAGATATATGGAAAGAAGCATTCGGATATGCCAATATTAACGGCATATGGAAATAGGAGTGTAAAACATGGGGACATTTAGCACAGTAGAGCCGACGAATATAACGGGCTGGAGTGAAGAAGTATCTGGCGACTGGGTCAATATGTATAACAAAGGGAAATACGGCTATGCCTACATGTCCCAATGCGCCGTTACTCGCCTTACCGACAATTCCATATGTGTCCGAATCAAGATGTGGTCTAAGGCAATCATGGGCTGGGGCGGAGGAAACAACGCAGCGTACCGCCCGTGGGGCAACAATGGTACGGAAAACGAATTTGGCCCGATGGAATCATATAGCTATGGCAGTAACGCGTATGTGGCGGCAACGTATTACTACACGCTTCCGGCATCATATACCGGTACAACAGTGACTGTCGGAATGACCAGTAGTCATAAATCGACTTCAGCAAATAGTCCGGTTACCCTTACTGTGCCGGCAGTAGTAATCACCCGAGCCCTCTGGAAGAAAAAGAACGGCACATGGGTGAAGATTGCGAATTTAACCTAAAGGGAGGAAAAGAATGAACGGTTTTGATATTTCCAGCCATCAGACTGGGATCGATCTGAGCAAAATCGATTGCGATTTCATTATTACAAAGGCGACGGAAGGGTATTATTATACGAATCCGGATTTCGTTCGCTCGTTTGAGCAGGGGATTGCTACTGGGAAGCGAATGGGCATCTACCATTATGCTAACGGTACGGATCCCATCAGAGAAGCGAAGTTCTTTCTGAAGAAGATCGAACCCTATCTGGGGAAGGCGATTCTGTGTCTCGACTGGGAACGCAGCAACAATCGAAGCTATGGCTATAACGACGCCGATTGGTGTATGCGTTTCATGGATTACGTGTACGATACAGTGGGCATTAAGATGTTCCTTTATATTTCTGCCGGCCTCAGACATAAGTTCCAGAAGGTGCTCGACAAATACTATTTCTGGGCAGCTCAGTATGCTGATTTTTCGCCGGTTTACAAATTCCAGGAGCATCCTTGGAATGAAGGAGCGTATGAGTGCGAAATTCGTCAGTATACTTCCTGCTTCTGGATGCCGGGCATTTGGCGTTCCCGCCTGGATACGAATAAGGCGTATATTACCCCGGAGCAGTGGGATGCAATGGCGGCACCTCTGCAGGAAGTGCCTGAGGATCCGGCGGAATCGAAATACACTACGGATGAGCTTGCGCAGCAGGTTCTGAATGGCAAGTGGGGGAACGGCGGTGAGCGTCGCCGTCTGCTTGAAGAGGCCGGGTATAATTACGAAGAGGTTCAGGCGCGAGTAAACGCGATCCTGGCGGACGAAAACATTACTCGACTGGCCAGAGAAGTCATTGCCGGAAAGTACGGGAATGGTAATGAACGGCGTGAAAAGCTTGGCGAGATGTACCAGCCGGTACAGAAACGCGTGAACCAGCTGCTCGGATACAGGTGTTAAACGGAAAAAGAAATTAATACTACAATGTGACAATTTATGGGGTTAAGATATTTAACCCCTTTGAACGACGTTCGAAATCTGATGGGGGAAGCAGACTCGTCTCTTTTCATCTCCTTTCAGACGAATCTGTATCAGATCGCCTCGGACGTCCTTCAAGGGGGTTAATTTTTTACCTAAGGAGGTTGACATAATATGGGCAAGAATTATTACTCGATGTACGATAAGGGGAAGCCCGCTGCTGAAAAAGAGCCCGTCATCGAGCAGGAGCCTGTCATACAAGAAGATAAGCCATCCACAGTGAAGAAGGCACAGGTTGTTGATTGCGGTTGTCTCAATATCCGGGAAATGCCGGACATTCGGGCGAAGATTCTGTCTGTGGTGAATGCTGATACGGAAATCACGGTTGATGAAAACGGATCTAATGAAATTTGGTGTAGCGTGAAGCTGCCCAATGGCCAGGAAGGCCATGCTATGCGGAAGTTTCTGAAGATTCTGTAATCGGAGGAAATTCAAAATGGAATATGAATTTTGTCATTCCGGCATCAAAGGAATGAAGTGGGGCATCCGACGGTACCAGAATCCCGATGGGTCTCTCACTGTTGCCGGCCGAGCGCATTATGGTGTTGGCGGAGGACGAGGGAAGACGGAATCAATTAATAAAGCAAACCGGGTAAAAATCCGTCAAGAGAAAAGGGATGCTCGTATTGAAAGTAGAAAAGTAAATAAGGAACTCAGTCAGAAGAAAGATCAGGAGCAGCAGGAACTTCGTCGCTATGAAGAACTTCGCAGAACCCCTGCTAAGCGTCTTTCTGAGAATGAGATCAAAGAACTGACAGCACGGTTGCAGATGGAAAAAAGTTATAAGGATCTTCTTAAGCAGACGGAAGATCCGAAGCTTTTTGATGGGAAAAAATTTGTTGTCGACATTCTTCAAAGTTCTGGTAAGACCATTATCACAGGATTGATTACTTATGGGGTCGGCACCGCCATAAATAATGCTGCTAACGCAAAGGTAATCAATGTCGGAGGTAAGTGGGAAGCACCTAAGCCTCCGGAAAAGAAAAAGGAACAGGGCTAAGTCATGCTATCTAATACGGCCACGCCGATATATTACGGTCGTTTTAGAGAGGCCGTAATTCGAGGGGAAATCCCGGTTTGTAAAGAGATCTCGATGGAGATGAACCGCATTGACGAGCTTATTGCCAATCCGGGAATTTACTATGATGATGAAGCTATCAACGGGTTTGTGTCATTTTGTGAAAATGAGCTGACACTTACGGACGGGTCGCCGTTGCATCTTCTGGACAGTTTCAAGTTGTGGGCAGAGCAGATCTTTGGCTGGTATTATTTCGTTGAACGGAGTATTTATGAGCCAGATCCAAGCGGTCATGGTGGACAGTATGTCCGAAAGCGGATCAAAAAACGACTGGTCACCAAGCAGTATCTGATCGTCGCCCGAGGCGCGGCGAAGTCCATGTACGCCTCCTGTATTCAGAATTACGGTTTGAATATTGACACATCGACGACGCATCAGGTCACGACCGCACCGACGATGGCACAGGCGGAAGAAGTCATGTCGCCGATTCGAACGGCGATCACCCGAGCGAGAGGACCGTATTTCCAGTTTCTTACCGAAGGAAGCATGCAGAATACGACCGGCAATAAGGCCAATCGCGTGAAGCTCGCCTCGACGAAGAAGGGGATTCAAAATTTTCTTACCGGTTCGCTACTTGAAGTTCGCCCAATGTCCATCGACAAATTGCAGGGCCTTCGTGTAAAGTATGCGACCGTAGACGAATGGCTGTCCGGTGATATCCGAGAAGATGTTATCGGCACGTTGGAGCAGGGCGCAGCGAAAGAACAAAGTGGCGGCTCTAATGACGACTACCTGATCGTTGCCATCAGTTCCGAAGGAACCGTCCGCAACGGTGCCGGCGATACAATCAAAATGGAATTGATGGACATCCTTCGCGGTGACTACATCAACCCGCACGTGTCCATCTGGTATTACAAACTCGATTCTGTTGATGAGGTCGCCCGCCCGGAAATGTGGGTTAAGGCGAACCCGAATATCGGCAAGACGGTTTCCTATGAAACGTACCAGCTCGATGTGGAGCGTGCTGAAAAAGCGCCTGCAGCGAGAAACGATATTCTGGCGAAACGCTTTGGTATTCCAATGGAGGGCTATACCTATTACTTCACCTACGAAGAAACCGTCCCGTTTGAGAAGCGGGAGTATTGGCAGATGCCGTGCAGCATGGGTATCGACCTTTCACAGGGCGATGACTTCTGTGCGTTCACATTCATGTTTCCGTTGGGAAATGGGTGCTTTGGCATCAAAACCCGAAATTACATCAGTTCACTCACCCTAATGAAGCTTTCTGCTGCCATGCGGGTGAAGTATGACGAGTTCATCCAAGAGGGAAGTCTGATCGTGCTGAACGGGAACATCCTTGATTTGAATGACGTATACGATGATCTGGACCAATACATCGTCGACCAGAATTACGATGTTCGATGCGTTGGGTATGACCCTTACAACGCTAAAGACTTTATCGAGCGTTGGGCGCGGGAGAATGGTCCGTTCGGTGTTGTGAAGGTTATTCAGGGTGCTAAGACAGAGTCTGTCCCACTTGGCGAACTAAAGAAACTTTCTGAGGAGCGGATGCTTCGTTTTGACGAAGCACTCATGTCGTTTTCTATGGGTAACTGTATCACGATCCAGGATACCAACGGAAACCGGAAACTTTTAAAACGGCGTCGTGAAGAGAAAATTGACGCGGTGGCAGCTATGATGGATGCCTTTATTGCGTACAAATCTAACCACGATGCATTCGAATAACTATTTCTCCGGAAAGGAGGAAAACAATTCAAAATGGATGAATCCATTGGTTCCAGACTCAAACGAGCCTGGAATATTTTTATGAACCGCGACCCCACGGACTATTCGTACCAGAATCTTGGAAGCGCATATTCCTATCGTCCTGACCGAGTGTTTCTTAGTCGGGGGAATGAGCGAACGATCACCAACGCAATATATAACAAAATCGCTGTTGACGTTGCTTCTCACCCGATTATGCACATCCGGCTGGATGATCAAGAGCGGTATGAAGAGACCATAGATTCCAAACTAAACACTTGTCTGACTTTGGAAGCCAACATCGATCAGACTTCCCGAGCCTTTTTTCAGGATGCCGTTCTTTCCATGTTTGATGAGGGTGTTGTGGCCCTCGTCCCGGTTGACACGTTATACGACCCGAATAAAGCCGGATCCTATCAAATTTTATCGCTTCGGACAGGAAAAATTGTGGAGTGGTATCCGAAGTATGTTCGGGTCGAAGTCTATAACGAACAGACGGGTCAGAAAGAGCAGATCGTGGTCCCCAAAAAGATGACAGCGATCATCGAAAACCCCTTCTACTCCGTGATGAATGCGCCGAACTCGACCATGCAGCGGCTTGTTCGCAAGCTGAATCTCCTGGACGCTATTGACGAGCAAAGCGGTGCTGGAAAGCTTGATCTTATTATCCAGCTACCGTACATCATCAAGTCAGATGCCCGACGTCAGCAGGCAGAACAGCGGCGAAAGGACATCGAGCAGCAATTGGCCGGTTCGAAGTACGGCATTGCCTATACGGACGGAACGGAGCACATTACGCAGCTCAATCGCGCCGTGGACAACAACTTAATGAAGCAGATCGAATACCTGACGAGCATGCTATACAGTCAGTTGGGGATAACGCAGGCGATATTAGACGGCACGGCGGATGAGCAAGCGATGCTGAACTATACCAACCGTATTATTGAGCCGATTCTGGCAGCACTGGTTGATGAAATGAATCGAAAGTTTCTCACCAAAACTGCCCGGTCCCAGAAGCAGGCAATCAAATACTTTACGGATCCGTTCCGGCTTGTTCCGATCAATAACCTCGCTGAAATCGCCGATAAGTTCACCCGCAACGAGATCATGACATCTAATGAGATCCGTCAGATCACGGGCATGAAGCCGTCGAAGGATCCAAAGGCGGACGAGCTTCGGAACAGCAACCTGAGTGCTCCCAAAGAGCAAGAAACGATCGATGTAATCAATGAACCCAAGGAGGAAAATCAAAATGGAAAAAACGTATGATTTTGCTGGTTGGGCAACCCGAAATAACGTTCGCTGTGCTGACGGTCGAACGATTATGCAGGACGCTTTCAAGGAGAATGACGGCCAGAAAGTGCCGCTTGTTTGGAATCATCGCCATGATGATCCCTATACGGTACTCGGCCACGCCCTCCTTGAGAATCGCGATGAGGGTGTCTATGCCTATTGCAAATTCAATAGCACCGAATCCGGCCAGAATGCGAAGGAGCTTGTACAGCATGGGGACATTACCTCCCTTTCGATTTATGCGAACCGGCTTCAGCAGAATGGCGGGAATATTGTTCACGGCGTGATCCGCGAAGTGAGTCTTGTACTTGCCGGAGCGAATCCGAAGGCCGTGATCGCCAATGTCATACAGCATGGTGAAGAGCTGAACGATGAGGCACAGATCTATTTCGATGAGCCGCTGGTTTTAGAGCATGCTGACGAAGATACGAAGGAGGAAAAAAAACCGATGGAAGTAAAGCAGAACGAGAAGACAGAAGATACGGAAACCATAGAAGACGTCTTCAACACTCTGACTGACAAACAGAAGAAGGTCGTTTATTACCTGGTCGCCCGGGCGAAGGGCGAAGACAACACCAAGAAAGAATCTGAGGAGGATAATTCTGTGAAGCATAATGTTTTTGACCGCGATGATGAGAACCAGGAGAATGTGATTTCTCACGCTGATCTGCAGGAGGTTCTGAAGGATGCCAAGCGCTGTGGCAGCCTGCGTGACAGCGCGATCCAGCATGGCATGGAAGATCTGCAGTACCTGGCCCATGCCGATTACGGTGTGGATCCCGTTGACTATCTGTATCCTGATGCGCGCAATGTGACGGCGACCCCGCAGATGATCCAGCGCGATACCACCTGGGTTGGCAAGGTTATGCAGGGCGTCCATCACACCCCGTTCTCCCGCGTGAAGAGCCTGTTTGCCAACATCACCGGCGATGAGGCTCGTGCCCGTGGCTACATGAAGGGCAACCGCAAGCTGGAGGAGGTCATCACCCTTCTGAAGCGTACTACCACTCCGACTACGGTGTATAAGAAGCAGAAGATGGACCGTGATGATATTATCGACATCACCGATTTCAATGTTGTCGCGTGGCTCAAGGGCGAGATGCGCGGTATGCTCGAAGAGGAAATTGCGCGTGCGATTCTCGTGGGCGATGGCCGCTCTCCTTCGAGCGACGACAAGATCAACGAAATGAACATTCGTCCGATCTGGACCGATGACGATCTCTACACGATCAAGGCTGCCGTGACCCCGGCGCAGAATGCTACGGCGGAGGATACGGCGAAGCTCATGATCAAGCAGATCATCAAGGCCCGTAAGGACTATAAGGGTTCCGGTAATCCGACGCTCTTCACCACCGAAGATATGCTGACCGACATGCTCCTCATTCAGGATACCACCGGTCGTGATATTTACGACACGGAAGAGAAGCTGCGCACCAAGCTGCGTGTCAAGGAGATCGTAACGGTTCCCGTGATGGAGGGTCTGACTCGTACGGATAGCCAGAGCAAGACCCGTAAGCTGGCCGGCATCATCGTCAACCTGAACGACTACAATGTCGGTGCTGACAAGGGCGGTGCGATCAACATGTTCGATGACTTTGACATCGACTACAACCAGGAGAAGTACCTGATCGAGACCCGCTGCTCCGGCGCGATGATCAAGCCCTATTCCGCGATTGCTGTCGAAGTCGTGGAATCTGCGGGCTAATTTTTTTACCCTGTACGGTTTACATAACACTCATAAATAACAAGGAGGATTCAAAATTATGGCTCAGCAGTCTCTTATTGCCCCCGCGGATCGACCGGGCAATGTTAATTTCCAGAAGGTCTACAATCGTGCAAAGGATAAAGATGTGGCCGTGGTTACGCTCAGCGTTAACGGAACCACCCTTTGCATGGACGATCATCATGCGCTTACGGCGGAAGAAGTTCGTGATTGCTGCGAACAGGGCTGCGTTGTGCAGGTCTCTGGTGGTTTCTATCGCCCCGTTTACTGGAAAGAGAACGGTGGCATTGTCACGGTTGTGTGCCTCGACAATTCCGGAACTTCCGGCGCGCTTGCAGCGAAGGTCTTCACTTCTTATCAGGCATCCTAAAATTCAAAATGGCAAAATTTTTCGGAAAAATCGGCTATGCTGTCACGACTGAAACCGAGCCGGGAGTATGGACGGAGCAGATCACGGAACGTTCGTATTATGGCGACGTGATCCGCAATGTCCGCAAACTCCAGACTTCAGATCAGGTGAACGACGATATTAACATATCGAACGAGATCAGCATAGTCGCTGATCCGTTTGCCTATCAGAATTTTCACTCGATGCGGTATGTCGAGTATATGGGTACGAGATGGAAGGTGCATAGCATCGAGGTTTCGTACCCTCGATTAATCCTAAGTGTTGGGGGTGTTTACAACGGGTAAACGAGTTGACCTCCACATGGAGCTGAAACAAATCATGGCCGCTGTTCTGGGGCGAGATCCCGGCAGCGACCATGTTTATTTTCAGCCGCCGGAGAATATTCGATTGAAGTATCCGGCAATCATTTATTCTCGCAACAATATGCCGAGAATTCACGCAGACAATTCGGTTTATGGAATGGGCATCGAGTACAGCGTCATTGTGATCGATCCAAATCCTGAGAGCCTCTTACTTAGACCCATTGCCAGTATCCCGACTTGTCGATTCGACCGGCATTATGTTGCGGATAATCTGAATCACGATGTATTCACAATTCATTATTAAAAGGAGGATTTTACCATATGAGTAGAATCGTTTGGGACCAGTCTGGCGAAAGACTGTACGAAACCGGCGTAGACCATGGTGTTCTGTTCCTGGTTGAAAACAACGTCTACACCAAGGGTGTTGCCTGGAATGGTCTGACGCAGATTACGGAATCTCCGTCCGGCGCGGAAGCCACGGCCCTTTATGCTGACAATATCAAGTATCTGAGCGTTATGTCTGCGGAAGACCTCGGCGCGACTGTCGAAGCGTATACCTATCCCGATGAGTTCGCCGAGTGCGACGGCTCCGCTGCCATCGCCGAGGGTGTACTGATCAGTCTGCAGGAGCGCAAGGCGTTCGGTCTGGCCTATCGCACCAAAGTCGGTAACGACCAGAATGATAATCTCGGCTACAAGATCCATCTGATCTATGGCGCCAAGGCTTCTCCGTCGGAGCGTAGCTACAGCACGGTCAATGATTCCCCGGAAGCCATCACTTTCTCCTGGGAACTCACTACGACCCCGATTAACGTTACTGGCCACAAGCCGACGGCGCTTCTCACCATCGACAGCACGAAGGTCGATAAGGATAAGCTGAAGAAGTTCGAAGATATTCTGTACGGCACCGATGCCTCGACCACCGGCGGTGAAGCGACGGAACCTCGTCTCCCGCTGCCCGACGAAATTCTCACGATTTTCGCTGCGGGCTAAAACAACTTGCATAAGAGGGTAGATTCAACTACCCTCTTTTTATTTTTGAAAGGAGTAAATACAAATGTTTAAAAAGACCATTACCTACACCGATTACGACGGCAACGAGCGCACCGAAGATTTCCGTTTCAATCTTTCCAAAGCGGAATATGTTATGTTCGAAAATTCGGTTATCGGCGGCATGAGCAAGGAAATTGAGCGAGCGATGGCCATGCAGAACGGCCCGAGAATCCTTGAAATTTTTAAGGACCTTGTGGATCGCTCCTATGGTGTGAAGACGGCAGACGGCCGTCGTTTCATGAAGTCGCCGGAACTGCTGCAGGAATTCCGCGAGACGGAAGCCTATGTAAATCTCTTCATGGAGTTGGTTACGGACCCTGAAGCGGGTAAGGCATTCCTGCGCGGAGTTTCCCCGTCTGACATGATCGCAGAGCTCGATAAGAAGCAGTAATGCTGACTATTACGGTTCCTGAGCAAGAGTTGTACAACGAGCGGACAGAGGAATTTCTAACGATTCCTTCGTCCACTCTCACTCTGGAGCATTCTCTTGTGTCTATTTCAAAATGGGAAGCAAAATGGAAAAAACCGTTTTACGATAAAAACGAAAAGACACCTAAAGAGGTAACTGATTACATCCGGTGCATGTGTATAACAAAAAATGTACAACCGAATGTTTTTTATTATCTTGGCGATGAAAACCTGAAGAAAATTCAGGAATATATTGCTGATCCGATGACTGCGACCACATTTTCCAACCATGAAAAAGGTTCACGTCGGCAACGGATCATCACATCTGAATTAATCTATTACTGGATGATCAGTGACGGCATCCCAATGGATTGCGAAAAATGGCATATCAACCGGTTGCTGACACTTATCCATGTCTTCGATGCAGAGGGGAATGCATCGAAAAACAAAATGTCAAAGAAAGATATTTACAGCCAGAACGCAGCTTTGAATGCTGCACGACGGGCAAAAAACAAATCCAGAGGATGAACGAAAGGGGTGGTGAGATGATAACTATACGGTCAAAAGGGAGTTTCTCACGGTCAAAGAGACTTCTGAAAAAGATGTCCCAGACTGAAATCGAGAAAACTTTGGCTGCGTATGGGGAACGCGGAGTGGCGCTCCTATCATCCGCTACCCCGGTTCGTTCTGGCTTAACAGCGAACTCTTGGAGTTATGAAATTGAAAACAGTGGTGGTTCTGCACGAATTGTGTGGACCAATTCAAATATAGTAGGTGAAAAATATAATTTAGCGGTTCTGATCCAATACGGCCATGGGACCGGAACTGGCGGGTATGTGACGGGAATCGATTATATTAACCCAACACTACGCCCCTTATTCGAGGAGATGGCAAATAGTATCTGGAAGGAGGTGACTTCGGCATGAGCACCATAGACAACAGAGTAGTTCAGATGGAATTCGAGAATAAGAATTTCGAACGAAATGCAAAAGAATCTATGAAGACTCTGGAGAAACTGGATAAGTCTCTGGAGTTAAAAAACGGTACGAAGTCATTCAAAGACGTTGAAGAAGCGGCAAAAGCGTGTGACTTTAAGCCGTTGATGGAAGCTGTTGACGGTGTTAAGGTTCAATTCACCGCATTAGGGGCCGTAACCAATCGCGTAATGCAGCGAATTACAGATTCTGTCCTGGACACCGGTAAAAAAATGCTGAAGTCCCTGACAATCGACCCCATCATGTCTGGCTACACCAAGTATGAGGAAAAGACGGCTTCTGTTCAGACGCTGTTAAACTCTACCGGATTATCGCTGGATGAGGTGAACGGATACCTGTCGAAGCTTATGTGGTTCTCGGACGAGACAAGCTATAGCTTCACACAGATGACCTCGGCTCTTGCCACCATGACTTCTGCTGGTGGTGATATTGCAAAGATCGTTCCGATGCTGCAGGGTGTTGCGAACGCTACTGCTTTCGCGGGTAAAAGCGCCCGAGAATTCAGCGGCGCTATTTTTAATTTAAACCAGTCCTATTCCGGCGGTTTCCTGAGCTATATGGACTATAACAGCTTGGACAGAACATACAATATGTTCAGCAAGCAGTTAAAGCAAGCGTTTATCGATAACGCGAAGGCGCTTGGGAAGCTGGATAAGGAAGGACGCACTGCTTCCGGAACGCTGGTTGAGATTTCGAACTTTGCCAGCACACTGAGCGAAAAATGGGCCGACCGAGATGTTATGGAAGCATCGTTCGGTTGGTTCAATGAAGTTACGGAGCAGGCGTATGCCCTCGTACAAGCTGGGAAGTACGCCACGGCATCTGATGCGTACGAGGCACTCGCTGGTCAGTTTAATGATATTCAGTATGCGGCTGCGCGATCTGCGCAAGAAGCAAAATCTTTTACAGAAGCAATCGATTCCGTAAAAGATGCCGTAAGCAGCGGCTGGATGCAGACCTTCGAATATTTGTTCGGTAATTACGAACAATCAAAAGTTTTATGGACGGATCTGGCAAACAGTCTTTATGATATTTTTGCCGAGCCGGCGAATCAGCGAAATTCGGTGTTAAAAGAAGCCCTCACTGATACCTGGGGGCAGTTCCAAGAGCAGATTACCGACACCGGTATCGAATGGGAGAAGTTCCAAGATCGGCTCATTGAGTACGGTAAAGCAAACGGCAAAATTACTGAAGAAGAAATCCAAAACGCAAAATCTCTGGAAGATGTTATCAAATCTGGATGGCTCAATGGCGATATCGTCTCTGAAGTTCTTAAGGGATTTACAAAAGGCGTACAGACCAAGTCCATGGAAGAGCGCATCGCGGATGCAAATAAAATCGCAAGAGAAGTTATGCGCGGTGATTGGGGAAAGGGCGACGATCGACGGAAGCGACTGATCGAAGCGGGATATGACGCTGCGGAAGTTCAAAAGTACGTTAACACCCTTTACCAAAAGGGTAAGCTTGCGGTTGAAGATCTTGGAAAAGCCGAAGAGACACTCAGCGATATTACGGACGAGCAGCGAGAAACGATTGAGGAAGCCGCTGCGCAAATCGAAAAATTTGACAAACTGATCGCAAGCTTTAAAGACCCTTCGGGCCGAGATAAGATGCTGCAGGGCATTAAAAACATCCTGAATGAGCTGCTGCCGATCTTAGACGTTTTTAAACTTGCGTGGACAGATGTATTTGGAGAGCTTTCAGCAGATAATATCACCTCGTTTATTAACAAATTTGCTGAAATGTCCGAAGAATTCAAAATCAGCGATGAAACGTTAGAAAGTCTTCGTGACACGTTCGGCGGTGTCTTCGCGATCTTAAAATTTATTATTCGTGTCGGGAAAGGGCTTCTCAAAGTCTTTTCTCCGTTTTTCCGACTCGTTACAAGGGTCGCCGGCCGCGTTGTTAAAGCGTTTGGAAATATAGGTTCTGCTATTAAAAAGGCACTTAGCGGGACTATAGTCGAGAGGCTTGGAGACACATTCCATGCTGTTTTTGACAAGGTTATTTCAGTAATCGAATCATTTTTGGACTTTGTCGGTCGTGCGGGAGAGGCCATCAAAGAACTGGTTCCGAGCTTGAATATCGGAGGTCAAATTAGCAACATAATTCAGTCTTCTTTTGGCAGTACGGTCCTGGAAAGTGTTCTTTCTTTTCTGGAAGGAATTAAGAGTCAGTTAGATCAGATTTCAAAAGAAGATATTAAAGACTGGTTCGATAAGGTGGGCCAGAAAATTTCCGCATTCCGGTCAAAGATTATATCTGTATGGCAGGCGATTAAGAAATTCTTGAACCCGGCGATTCAAAGGCTCAAACAGGTTTTACAACCGGTTGTAAATTATCTGACCCAGAATGTCATACCGGCAGTAAGTGGATTTGTTTCTGAAATAATTAATTCCGATCATCCGCTACAGACGCTGTGGGAGAAGTTGAAAGCGCTGGTAGACCCCGTTACCAATCTTTGGGATACATTGAAAAATCTTATGAAAAAAATAGATTTTTCAAAATGGGGGGAAGAAGTAGGCGGCGCCATTAAAACGGTGCAGGATAAAATTGAAGACTTTCTTGCAATCGTTAAAAACAAACTCCAAGGTCTTGACCTTACAAAAATCGTCGCGATTGCAGCCGTTGGGGCGGTCGCAACAGTGATCGTAACAATCGACAAAGCGCTTGCCGGTATTACAAATCTTTCTACGAGTGTAAAGACCTTTTTCGATAACTTGGTGACGTATATAAGACCCGCGGCGGCAAAGACTTTCTCTAAAAATGTGACTATTGTTACGGGTGCGATAATCGCGTTAATTGCTGCCGTGTATCTATTGTCGACAATTGATGACAAGCGCAGTCTTTGGAGTGCCGTCGGCGCAGTTGCCACCTTGGCAATTATTTTGGGTGTGCTTTCTGGCGGGCTCACCCTCCTTGCGAGTAAAATCAAACTTCAGACTGCAGCAAAAATGGGAAATCTTGCCAAAGGTATGCTTGCAATCGCCGGCGCGATTGGGATCGTAAGTCTCTCGCTGCTGGTGATCAGTCAGATCAAAATTACAAGCTGGAAGCAGATCGGTATGACATTGACTATGCTCGCCGGTGCGGTGGCGGTGCTGATGATCGCCGTTATTGCTATTAGTCGATTCGGAAAATCCATGCCGCTCAAGAGTGTTTCTGTTATCGCCATCGCGTTGTCGATCTTATTGCTGGTGAAGGCGCTGGAGAAGTTAACGGCACTCAAACTGGAGGCGAATGCTGGACTATTTGACACACTGCAAGATGTTCTCATGTCTATGTTTGCACTGGCGCTGATTTCCCGTTCGGCAAGTTTTTCTGGTATGCTCGGAGTTGCTGGCGTGATCGGTGCGGTATATCTTCTTATGGTCGTGATTGACAAGTTGAAGACCTTTGATTTCAGTGGAATGCAGAATAATGTAGCCAGTGTAATTTTTGTGATCGGCTCAGTTATGGCCTTATACATAATCGCATCAATCGCTGGCGCTGCCGCGAATAAGTATAGCGCTAAATCTGTCATATCGATCGCCGTCAGTTTACTGGCGATTGTCGGGAGTATTTGGTTACTTGGAAAAGTATTAACAAATTACTCCAAAACGATGGACGCGGATAAAGTGCAGGAAAGCCTGCGTAGCTTTGCAGTCATTTGGCTCATGGTTATCGGGTTGATCCTCACTTTAGGCTTAGCTTCTAATATTTCAGCAGGTAATGGCGGTTTTATAAAGATTGGTGCTGGGCTGTTGTTAGCGGTCGGCGCTATGGCATTGCTATCTTTAGTTCTCGAATCGATTACCAATTTGATTACCGAAAATCCTGGCGCAGAAGGGAAAATATGGGCTGCCGTTGGCATCATTGCTGTTCTCAGTTTGGTAGTTGACGGTATTATGCTCGCAGCTGGGGGGGCAGCTAAACTCGGCGGCAAGACTGGCATGGTGTATATGATCGCGGCTCTCGGTATGATCATTGCCATCGTTACTGCATTTTATGCGCTGCAGTTGATCCCTGTAGACCAAATGCTTAAAACAGCATTCTCGATAGGGCTTGTAATGGTTGCTATTGGGGGCGTTATGCTGGCAATGGCATTGGCAGTCAAAATGGCAAATAATGCGGGCAAGGGTTCCAAGAAAGGAATCTGGGCTATGCTCGCGATGATCTTGCCGTTGATTGCCGTCGCAGGATCCTTGTTCGTTCTCGCGCAACTTCCCTGGGATTCTCTTCTTGCTGCGATGGTTGCTTTGGGTGGCGTTATTCTGGCGATGGCGGTCGCTGCAAAGATCGCAGAAGGCAGTATGAAGGGCGGTTTTGCACTGCTTGCTATGGGGGCGTCGATTCTTGCAATTGCTTTCGCATTGACTATGTTAGCAGCAATTCCCTGGCAGGCTTTGTTAAAAGCGGGAATTGCGCTTTTAGCTACAATGGCAGTTATGGCCCTTATCGGTTCGCTTGCATCTGTAACTATTCTTGGTGCTGCAGCAATTGCGATTCTTAGTGTGGCCTTGCTTATCGCGGCTGCTGCCTTTGTTGTCTTTACATCCGCGCTTGAACGTCTCCAGTCTGTCGATTTTGCGACTATCGGCAGTGGACTATGGGAGATTCTTGGCCCGCTTGCGATCCTTGCAGCAATTGGACTTTTAGGTAGCATTGGCGGCTTCGGCCTCATTGTGTTATCTGGCGGCATGCTTGCGCTTGCCGGCGCCATAGCAGTTCTTTCCGGATCCGCGATTCTTGCAGCGGATGCTCTCCTGTTTGCGAAAGGTGCTTGGGACTTCCTTAGCGGTAAAGGTACAGAATCCTGGGAGCTTGCTGTACAAATGCGGAATGAAGCAAATGCGCTCAAAGAAGAATCCAATAACATGCAGCAGTCGATCGACGAGGCCACAGAAAAGACAACCGAATCTATCGACAATTATGGCGAGGAAACGGCTAACGCATATGAACAAGCCGGGGAAAAGATCACCGAAGCACAGGCCGAAGCACAAATCAGCGCACCGCCTCAGGAAACCGTTGCCGATCTTCAAAATGAAGTTGCCAACGGCGGAGGGACCACAGAAGGCGGGACGGAAGACGCTGCAGCGGCAATGGGTGTAAATTTTGATGTAAGTAAGTATACTACCGGATTCATGGACCAGATCACAGGATGGCTTGGCGGGAGTGACGCTATGGCGGCATTGTCGGAGGGCTTCGGTAATCTATTCTCGGGACTCGATTTTAGCAGTATCGGCAATGGTTTAAATCTTGAAGGACTCGGCGCGATAATGGCTCCGCAGATCAATTCAGAAGAGAACGCTGCCGCCGTAACGGAAGGCATGCAGGGGCTGTTCTCTGGTAGCACAGAAGCCGGAGCAGCGGCTGGCACTGAAGGCGGTAACGCATATGCCGGGGCTGCTGCAGCTGCTATGGTCAGCGCAGAAAATACGATGTCTGTTACTACTTCTGGTCAAGATCTGGGAAACGCCGCAGCAGGAGGATTCCAAAGCGTTTCTCCGGCAGAATCCGGCAAATATTTCATTGCAGGTATCAAAACCGGTATCGGGAATGAAGCAAGTTCATTATTCCGTTATATCGAATCGATAGCGAATCAGTGTATCAATAAACTGAATATCACTTGGAGTGTGCGTAGCCCGTCGAGAGAAACGCAATGGAGCGCAATGCAGTTCGTCAACGGTTTGGTTGTCGGCATCCGTGATAATCAGAAGTATGCGATTTACGCGATCGAAGATCTTGCGGGAGATACATTGGATACTTTGAACCGCGTTCTGGATTCTGATCAAGATGGTGCGATTCGTCCGGTCCTTGACATGAGCGAAATCGTAACCCAGATGGATACTTTTGGATCCGATTCCGAATGGAAGCCGGTTATCACACCTGTACTGGACATGTCTGGAGTCGAACCGGGGCTTCGTAATCTGAACGCAATTGCTGGCTATCGGGCGCCACAAGTCACAGAGACGAATGCCGGAATAGACACCGGAGACAATGCAGATTCACCGGTCACATTCAATCAGTACAATTACTCCCCGAAAGCATTAAGTCGGCTGGAGATCTATAGACAAACGAAAAACCAGCTTTCGATGATGAAGGGAGTTGCGAGGAAGAAAGTATGATCAAAAATATTCAGATTACAAACTTCCGCGATGAAACATTAACGATCGAATTAGCGAATCCTGAGAAATCGGGGTTCGCTATTTCTGATATTACCGGTCTCGGGCCGGTAAAAGCAGAGATCAACACGATCGAAAACGGCATCAATGATGGCGCAGTATATAACTCAGCGCATGTCAGTTACCGAAACATTGTTCTTTCTATTCGGTTTGTTGGAATCGACATAGAAAGCCTTCGCCAAAAATCATATCAGTTCTTCTCAGTGAAGCAGAGTGTAAAACTCCTGATCGAGACAGACAATCGTATAATGAATATCGAGGGGTATGTCGAGTCCAATGAGCCCACGATATTCTCCAAGAACGAAGGATGCAAGATTTCGATTATTTGTCCATCGCCGTATTTCAAAATGGGAACCGGCGACCCGAATACTACTGTATTCAGTGGACATGATGCAGCATTCGAGTTCCCTTTCTCGAACGAATCGTTAACCGAAAAGAAGCTTATGTTCGGCATAGTGCGAACGGATACCGCTGGTGATGTATATTACGAAGGCGATGTCGGCACAGGGATCATCATAACGATTTCTGCACTCGGCCCCGTTAAAAACATCAAGATATACAATACCATGACAAAAGAACAGATGGTGCTGAATACAGATAAGATTGAGACTCTAACTGGCACAGCGTTCAATGCCGGGGACGAGATCGTTATATCTACAATTAAGAATAAAAAGTCTATTCGTCTACTGCGAAACGGTATTTATACGGATATTCTTCGTTGTCTTGACCTAACGTCTGACTGGTTCACAATTTATAAGGGCGATAATGTTTTCTCTTATACAGCGGATACCGGAGTAGACAATCTGCAATTCAGCATTGCCAACGACGTGATTTACGAAGGGGTGTAACATGTACTACGTTCTTGATGATAACTTCGTGCCTATTATGCCCTTTGAAAACTATGTTTCGTTTTTGTGGACGGATCGGTTTTTTGAAGCCGGCGATTTCGAGATTGAGACAATGCCTGAAACCGCGCTCCTTAAGCAATGCAAACAGGACTATTACATTCTGAATACGGAATCTGAGCACGAAATGATCATTGAGGGGTTAAAAATAACCACCGATACGGAAGAGGGGACTCGGCTATACATAACCGGGTCCTCTTTAGAGTCCATACTGAAACGCCGAATCGTTTGGTCAAAGACCCTTCTGAGTGGAAATCTTCAAAATGGGATTAAAAAAATCCTGGACGAGAACATCATTTCCCCGACGGATGGAACACGAAAAATACCGAATTTTGTGTTCCAGGAATCGACAGATGAAGCCATTACAAAACTGGAATTGGCTCGTGAATGCGACAAAGAAAATATTTATGACCTTGTTACGGATATTTGTAAAACGAAAGAAATCGGTTTTAAGATTATTCGGAATGAAAAAAATGAGTTCGTATTTTCATTGTACGCAGGAAAGGATCGCTCATACACGCAAGAGGTATTGCCGTTTGTAGCATTTTCTCCAAAGTTTGATAATTTGGAGAATAGCGAATTCAATAACTCAACAGAGGATTCTGTTAACACCGTGTATGTTACCGGTGGGGAGAACGGTAGTGAATCTGTGGTCGTCGGAAACTATACTGGATTGCTCCGCCGTGAGTCGTATGTTAATGCAGGGACCATCGAGGAGGGGTATACAGGAAGTTACGCCGACTTTCTTACAGAAAAAGGAAACGAAGAACTTAAAGATCGAAAAGCAACAAAGATATTTGAAGGCGATGTCGACGCCACCGGCCTATTCAAACTGGGCGTCGATTTTTCATTGGGGGACATCGTTCAAATCGAGAACGAATTCCAAATTCAGGATCGGGTCCGTGTCGTTGAGATCATTCATTCAGATGATAAAAGCGGACATACGGTATACCCGACATTCGAAGCATATGAAGAAATAGGGAAGGAGACTGTATGAGTTTAACAAGCGGCTTTTTTGACAGCTTCAATGAAGACCGAAAATACAACAGTCTGCAGCTTTCTTCGATTTTTGATGGCATTATTTCTGATGGTGTATATGCCACATATGGGGATTATTTTCTGGTATCGCCGGTTTCTGGGATGGGCATCAAAGTCGGGACCGGGCGTGCTTGGCTGGATCATACATGGACGTTAAATGATGCAGATTATCCTCTGACCGTCGAAGATGCAGAAGTTGTTTTAAAACGTATCGACACCGTAGTAATCGAAGTTGACCGAAGCAACAGCGGAAGAATCAACCGGTTACGTATTTTAAAGGGGACGCCTGCAAGTGAACCTGTTGCACCGACGCTCACCAAAACAGGAACCCTAAAACAGTATCCGTTAGCGGATATTCTTGTGAAGCCGAATGCCACGGCAATTGTTGCTGCAGACATCACGAACCGAATCGGAACAGCAGATCTCCCGTGGGTTGCAGGCATCATTGACCACGTCTCGGCAGAGGAGCTTGTGCAGCAGTGGAGAACAGAATTCGACACCCTTCTGGACACTCTTCGAACGATGATTTCCCAGGTTGGTCAGCAGACGATTCTGGACAACAGTGTCGGAGCATCGGCAATAATTAAGACCGGCGAAAACGCGGTGACTGCTGCTACGGTGAAGGCGATTCCGGACACTCCTGGATCGGTAACGCCTACGCATCTTTCAGACGGTGTCAATTATGAGGCAATCGGTCTTACAGCGGATCAGGTTCGTAAAATCACAACCGGAACTGATGAACCTTCGGGTGGTTCTCCCGGTGATATTTACTTACGAATCTTAACTTAAATGCGGGAGGGGATTCAAAATGGAATTTTTTAAAGCCATTCTTCTTGCCTGTGGGAGCGCTTTCGTAACCGGTTTGTTCACATTAGTTCTATCAAACATCACATACAAGAGAGAGCAGAAAAAGAAAAAAGATATGAGATATGAACAGATCCTCACAAAGCTTGACGGGATCGAAAACAAGCTTAACCGGCATATAGCAGATGATGAACGGAATCGGGTGGAAGAAGGTCGCACCCGGTTTCTTCGTTTCGGTGATGAGTGCCGCCGCGGTATTTTACATACGGAGGAACATTGGAACGACATCATGAAGGATATTGATATCTATAAGGATTTCTGTCGTCGTCATGTGGACTATAAAAACGAACGAGCCGTTCGTACTATCGATTATCTACTCGAAAAATACGACGAGCATATTAAAAACAATACATTTTTAGGAGGTAAAGCACAATGAAGCTTAACGACAAAGTTTATGATGTCCTGAAGTGGATCGCATTGATTGCACTTAATGCTATCGGCGTCTGCTACAAGACCCTTGCTGCGGTTTGGGGCTGGCCCTTCGGTGAGGAAGTCCTCACGACCTGCACTGCATTTGCGCTCTGTCTGGGCACCCTTCTGGGTATCAGTACCGCAGAGTACAATAAGAGCCATACGCAGGAGTAAGCTGTAGACGGTTCTTACATTATTCCTACATGTAAGACTCAAACCCATTGAAAAATCAGGGTGTATTGCTTTCCACCGTAAAGCGGCTGCGGCATTTAATGGCATCCAAATGCTGCTAAACACTGTAATATCGTAGAAAATAATAAGAAATAGGAGTGGTAAAAAGTAGGTAACGGGAATCCGTTCCTACACCACTCCTACATTATTTTTTATTGACTATTTTATTTTTTCGATTTCCGCTTTGAGCCAGTCGTAATCGCGGTCGGTATAAACACGTTCGGTTAAATCCGTTATTGTATGGCCGACGATCCGCTTTATAGCATATTCATCCACATTATTCTTTTTTGCCAAGGTTACAAAGGTTTTTCTCGCGTCATGCGGCCGATGGGCCGGATTTAACCCATATTTTTCCATGGTTTTACGAAATCGTTCTAAATAATAATGATATCCGCCATTAAACAACCGGTCATTGAATTCATCAAACCCTGACAAGAGTAACGGGGCGATCAATGGATGGATGGGAACAATTCGATTCTTACCGCTTGCGGTTTTACTTCCACCCTTGAAGCTTTGTTGTTCAGAGTTAATGCTATCAAGCCTAAGATTTAAAAATTCACTCGGACGCCAGCCAGAGTAGCATTGAATTAGAATCGCTCGAACACAAGGATCGTCTGTATGCGACCAAAGGATTTCTAATTCGTCATAAGTAAAGGCGATATGGGGCGTTCTTTCTTCTTCTGCTCTTTTTGATAGTTCCTTACATGGTCTGCATTCCCGGGCGATATTTCTTTCTACTAATTCATACTCTACTGCATAGTCGAAAACACTGTTCAAAGTTTGTTTCACGAGACTTTGAACAGTCGGGCTTTCCGTTGTCTCGATTTTATCCAGAAAATCTCGTATACACCGGGGACGCATACTTCGAATCGGTAGCGATTCAAGCGGCTTGCATCGTTTCCAAGCACTCCGAATCCCTCGAAGACGGGCGTCACTTACTGTTGGTTTATATTTTTCAAACCAGGCGTCGTATACTTCTTTTAATGTTGTGTTGTCGAGTTCGTAAGGATGCTTGTTATATTCCATAAGCGCGCTGTATGCTTCGTTGTATGTCCGGAAATACCCTTGCGGCTTGAGGATCTTGCAGATGGGTCTTCCTTCGTCGGTTTTTCCTACGGTTATCATAGCCCGATACGGATTTCGCAAACGAGCATTGTTGATTTTGCTGATTTGCCCGAAGCCGTTTGGCAATCGCATTCGTTTGTTTGCCATTACTATTACCTCCTTTGCAATGTAGTAATAGTATATGCATTTGTACGCGAATTATGTCATATCCCTTGTTCTGACAGACTATGACAACGGGCATCTGGTATGGTTTGTGCAGGAGGTGGTACGATGTATAAAGTCGTATTCGAGCCCGGCTCCGTGCCGGTAAGCGTTGTTGCAAGAATTTATGGGAAGGACGCGTCATGGGTCCGTGCCGGTATCATTTCCGGTTGGCTGCCGATCGGAAAGGCCACCCGCGACGGAAAGTTGGTTACGGACGTAACAGAAATCGACTCAAAGAAGGGGCGGATCAACTTTTATATTTCCCCGAAACTCTTATGGCAGGAGACAGGATATGTATGGAAGGGGGAGCGGAAATGACAACAAAGATTCGTGCGGATATTTCCCGGAGAAATCCGTATTGGTTGGAACGCCATCGCTATTATGAATTGAAGCATTTCTGTTTGCAGTACCCATACTGGAAGAAAATGTACCGATATTTGGACGGTTACGCCGCAAGGCACGACAGCAGTAGTAAAATGCCGTCCGCAGGAGACCGTGGCCGTCCGACAGAAAGGGTCAGCGAGATGCTGATATTTTACAGCAGCCGGATGGAGCTGGTCGACCGGATCGCCGCACAGACGTCTGACGAACTGGCGGATTATATTCTGGAAGCAGTAACGCAGGGGTTTTCTTACGAAGACCTTTTGGTGAGACGGGCGATCCCTTGTGGGCGGGATATGTATTATACCGCGTACAGACGATTCTTCTGGCTGCTGAGCCGGGAACGGCAGTGACCGCGAAAAAAAACCCCTCCTATTACGGAAACTAATATTTTAGGAGGTATTATCATGAAGAGAATTAATTCGATTTTTATTGATCTTCGCAATGCCGAACAAGTGAATTGGTGGCTGACAAAAACAGGATCGAAAGTAAAGGTCCGCAGTTTTACAAACATTGTAGATACGGCGACAGGGAATAAGATCGGTGTGGTTATGCGACTTGGCGGATTTGGTGTAAAGAAGATCATCGAAGAGAATAACAAATTCTTAGGAGAAAATCTGAAGGTTATGTGTTTCCGGTAAATTCGGAGAAGAGTCTTTTACGAGACTCTTCTCTTTTATATTTCCGCGAAAAAAAATACCCCTTATATGAAAGGAGATGATAAAAATTATTACGATCATTATTTTGGCGATAGCATTTATCTTTATGCTGGCGATCACCATACCGTTAATGGGTATGGGTCTCGGGATAGGATTTCTGCTATTTGGCGACCTATTGGTGGGCGGATATTTTATCTATCTTATAGTAAGGAGATGGTTAAGAAAACGACGAAGATATTGGTAAGAGGATCTATAAAGATCCTCTTTATTTTTTTTCAGCACGCAGCCGACGAAAGGCTGTGATATTTTCTATGTGTCGAAAGGAGCAGCTATGACAATTCTTTGGATCATTATTGGCCTTCTCTTTGTATACTCTGTGTATATGACCTTCTGGGGTACAAAGACAAATCACCCGCAGATTCCCGTTCACGGCAATCTTGAAATTGCCGATGGTGATGATGGCGAGTCCCCGTATGTATTTATGCAGATTGATATTCCACCGAACGAATTCAAGACGGGGGATGTTGTATGCCTATGCGTACATAAAATCGATCCGCGAAATTAATTCCCCCTATTATGGAATCTAAAATTTTTGGAAAGGAGATTATACACATGGAAGAAAGAAATCAGCTGGAGGTTATCCGCGATACACTCTATGAGGCTATGATGAACGAGGAAGCAGGAAGTGAAAAGTATAAGGCGATCTGTGAGGAATACCTGAAGGTATCCAAACACATTGAGGAGATCGAAACTGAACGACGGAAGCGTTCGGCGGAAGACGATCGGGTTCTTTTGGAAGAAAGAGCCAGTCGTCAGCAGCTGGAAGCATTCGAAGAACAGAAGAAATCGACGCGTGTGGGTTGGGGTCTGACGTTATTCAGCGCATTGATCGGGCCAATATGCTATAACGGATGGCTGAACAAGTCCATCAAGTTCGACATGGAGGGAATCGCGCATTTCCCCAGCGTTCGCAATGTCATGAGCAAGCTCCCGATGCCGAAAATCTTTAAATGACAGAGGAGAGGAGTCTTTAATGAGACTCTTCTCTTTTATATTTCCGCGAAAAAATCTTACTATCTTATGGAAGCGAGCAAACACAAAACTTCAAAAACATTTTTAAAAAGGAGAATAGTTATGAAAAAGCTTAACAACACTTGGAAGATGGTCCTTGGACTGGGTCTTTGGGTCGTATGTTTGGGCGGAAGCTATGTCGCCGGCGAGATGGTTGGCGGAGTTGTTGGTGAATGGATCGTGAACAAACTTGATTAAAGAGGGTTAATTAACCCTCTTTAATTTTTGAAAGGAGAAAATGAAAATGGTTGACGATTACAGAACAGAGCACTGTGAAACCTGCCCAGAATGGCGAAAGAGATGGGTTATTACAGACAGTCCTTCAGATAAATGTGCATATGTTTTTCCGGGCGATCATTGTGAATATGCTCGACAGAAATTAGAAGAGAGCGGCAAAAACGTCCCCCCTTACTCCTGAGGAGTTCGCAGCGGAAATGCTTCGACTTCAAAAGAATATCGATGACGAGGAGGTGCGGCACTGCGACATGGACGATTTGATGTGCCATGTCCTTATTTCACTCGGTTACGAAAAAGGAATTGAAATCTTCAACAATACGCCGATGTGGTATGCATAATCCCTAAGTTCATCAAATCGAAATGAAAGGTAGATGATTAAAACGCTGGAGGAGTTTTCCTTGAGTCTTGGACGGTCGTTTGTACAGAGAATTGCAGAAAAGATCATACGCCGCGCGATAATAAAATCCCTCAATATTTCGCCGGAAATTGAATTAAAGGATCTGCACGCATGGTCTGACGGAGACAGTATGACCGTTCTTTTAACCACTCGTGTGGAGCTGGACAAAGATGATATTTTGAAGCTCATCAAGCTGTAAAGGAGAAAAAATGAAACTACCAAACATCAAATACTTTTTTCGAAAAAACGGGTCCTTGATCCTGACCTGTATGGGTGCAGCAGGCGTTGTTGCAACAGCGATCTCTGCGGCGAAATGCACGCCAAAGGCGATGGATATTCTATACGACTGCGAAAAAGAGAATGAGGATAAGCTGCACACTGCACTTCGTGTTGCACCCGCTTATATTCCTGCTGCCGGCATTGCAATCGGGACGATCGCTTGTATATTTGGGGCCAATGCACTGAATCGCCGTCAGCAGGCGATGCTTATCAGCGCATACGGCTATCTGGACCAGACGTACCGTCAATATCGCCAGCAAGTGAAAGCTATCTGCGGCGAGGAGACGGAAAAGGAAGTCAATAAAGCAACGACGGAGAGTATTCAGAAAATGGATTTAGCGACGAAATCTCGTACGAACGAGAAATGTCTTTTCTATGATGAGATTTCCAATCGATATTTTGAGCGTTCCATGCTTGAAGTCACGGAGGCAGAGCTTCATTTAAACCGAAACTACCAACTCCGAGGATATTGTGAGCTGAACGAACTATACGAATTTCTTGGCTTGGAGCCGACAGAATATGGCGCAACAGTCGGATGGGGAATGGGCGTTGGCTTCGATCTCTATGGCTACAGCTGGATCGATTTCGAGCATGACCTCATGACTATGCCGGACGGCATGGAGTGCTTTGTTCTCGATATGCCGTTTCTGCCGACCCCGGACTTTATGGACTGACCGCGAAAAACTTTATGGCTATTATGGAAAGGAGTGACTTTTATGAACACTAAAAATCTCAAAATCGGAACAACGATCGTTACTATCCTTGGCCTGGGCGTCAATCTGGCGCTGAATTGGCTGGAGGAAAAAGAGCGGGAGGTTATGAAGCAAGAGATTAAAGAAGAAATTATAACGGAACTCAATTCCGAAAACGAGGATGAAGAGGAATCTTAAATGGATTCCTCTTTTCTTCTTTATCGGGAGTACATGCAAAGCTATGCAATCGGAAAGATAATACTATATCAGGACACTTTGTATTCGACGCCGCCAGTATCGGAATGCAAATACGAGTTTTTTGTTTGGTCGTTGAAACGGTGGGTTTGCAACGAGATCATCGCTCGTATTGTCGCATCGGAAGATGACTCGGTTGCAGAGGTTATCCGGTCGTTCATTCGGGAGCTGGAGTCATTTGACCAGAGCTCGCAAATTTACACCCACAAGATCTACTTTTCGATCGCAGCTCTCGAAGCAAAAAAAATCCTGAAAATATTCAGCAAAGGAGATTCAAAATGAAGACAGTACCTTTAAACACGGCATTCCGAGATCTTAGGAAATATATTTCCCGGAATTCCCCCTCGATCCTCACTGGATTGGGAATTGGTTTAGGCATAGCGTCCACGGTTCTTGCAGTAACCGCCACCCCGAAGGCTGTACAACTTCTGGCAGAGAAGAAAAAAGAAGAGCAGAAAGAAAAGCTCACAGTCATCGAAACGGTAAAGACAGCTGGGGCCTGTTATATTCCGGCGGTGCTCGCTGCTGCAGGATCGATCTATTGCATCGTGAGCGCCAGTGCCAGATTCAGCAAACGCAATGCGATCCTCGCAACGGCGTACGCCTTGTCTGAACGCGATCTTCGGGAATACCGGGATAAGGTCAAAGAGACTGTCGGCGAAAAGAAGGAAAAAGAAATCCGGGGAAAAATCGCAAAGGATCATATCCTGAACAATCCCGCCGAGCCGAATCGTATTTTTACACCGGAGGGCGGAAAGACCCTATGCTATGACAACTGGACCGGGCGATATTTCATGTCTGATATGGAATCGCTCCGGCGATGCGAAAATGAATTGAATTCTCGTATCCTCAAAGAGCAGTTTGTATCGCTGAATGAGTTATATGACCTGCTGCATCTGGAAGGAATCAAGATGGGAGAGGATTTCGGATGGAATTATGACGGATTCCATGATGAACTCATCCATTTTAGCTATTTCTCTCAGCTTGACCGGGACGGAAACCCCTGTCTGGTGTTGGATTATGACGCGGAACCGTTTGATATTTATCAGCGGGTCGGCCATTAACCGCGAAAAAATCTGGTTATATTATGGGAAGAAATTCCACAATTATTATTTGAAAGGAGTTCAATACAATGAACGAAGAGATGAACAATCAGGAAGCTATGGAGCTTACTCAGGAAGAAGAGGAAGAACTGGAGCGCTGTGATGGCGAGCTGAATCCTGCGAGTCTGGTGCTTACGGTGGTTGTCGGAGGTCTCTCGGTCATCGGTGGTGTCACCGTTGGCAAGATGATCTACGAGAAGGCGCTGAAGCCTGGATTCAACAAGGCGAAGAACGCGATCGGTGCGAAGATTTCGGAAGCGAAAGCCAAGAAAGCTCTGAAGCAGTCCGAGGAGGATCTCGAAATCGTTGAGGACGACGAAGAGTAACAATTTGGTTTCGACCAAAGGGAGGATACCTTAAGAAAGGTGTTCTCCCTTTATTTTTCAGCCAGAAGGAGGGCGTCATGGATCGTTATATTTACAACGGGCCGGTGCTGCATTTCGACCGTGTCGTTGCAAGCAACTGGAAAGCGGAAACGACCGCCGTTTCCGAAGCAAAGGCGCGCAGCAATATGATATTTCAATACAAAAAGATCGCGGGGCTTGCACCATACGCAAAGGTGACGCTCCCGGGGAAAATCACACTCTCAAACTGAAAGGAATTATATTCATGGATGATTTGAACACCTTGAAGGGCAATTCCCATAAATCGAAGGAAGCTCTTCCGGAAAAGAAAGTCGAGAAAGTCATTCAGGGCGAAGCGAGAACCAAGAAGAAAAACGAACTCGAAAAAATGGCGGATACTTTCCTTGTGGAAGACCGCAGCAAGGCCAGGGACCACATTGTCAACGATCTTCTGGTTCCGGCGGTAAAGAACTTCATCATTGACATGATCACGGTTCTGCTGAAGGGCAGCTCCGGTCCCGGCGTATCTGCACGAACGGTCGATCGGGTTTCCTACCGAAATTACGACCGTGATTATGATCGAAGCCGACCGGCCACGTCTGCGGCACGAAGAGCGTACGCCTATGACGATGTTATTCTGAAAAATCGCGGCGATGCGGAAATGGTTCTGGATCAGATGCGCGATGTGATTTATACGTACGGGTTTGCGTCGATCGCAGACCTTTATGAATTCGCTGGGCTCAAGTCCAATTACACGGACACCAAATACGGATGGTCAGACCTCCGTGACGCGGATATTGTGGAAGTCCGCGGCGAGTGGCTGATCAAAATGCCTCGGGTAACCCCGATCAATTGAAAGGAGTCAAAATGAAAACGAACGAAATTATGAAAAAGGCATCCGGTCTGGTTCACAGAACCGGGTTTAAGCTCCGGCAGAGCAGTCCGGAGATCCTGATCATCGGCGGCATTATCGGCGTGATCGGAAGCGCTGTCATGGCGTGCAAGGCCACGACCAAGGTCAGTGAAATCCAGGATAAAGCTAATGAGCAGCTTGCCACAGCAAAAGATGTGCTGGAGAAGCGCACAGATATTTATTCGGAAGAAGACTACAAGAAGGACAAACTGATCATTCGCGTTCATCAGGTTGTCGACTACGCGAAGCTTTACGGGCCGTCGATCATTTGCGGTGCGCTTTCTATCAGCTGCATCGTTGGCAGCCATGTAATTCTCAAGAAGCGCAATCTGGCGCTCAGTGCGGCATATGCCACGATTGACAAGGCGTTTAAGGAGTATCGCGGTCGTGTCGCAGAGAAATACGGCGATGATATTGAGAAAGAGCTTCGTTACAATGTGAAAAAGCTTGTGACGGAAGAGAAGGTCAAGACCGAAGAGGGAAAGACCAAAAAGATCAAGGACACGGTAAGCTATCTTGACGGCGATTACAGCGATTACGCCCGTATCTTTGACGAGTCTAACCCGAATTTCGAGCGCAATCCGGAGATCAACCGCGCATTTCTTCGAACGCATCAGCAGTTCGCCACGGATAAGCTTCGTGCGCAGGGCTACCTGTTCCTGAATGATGTATATCGAGATCTCGGATTCAAGCCGACACAGGCTGGTCAGGTCATTGGCTGGATCTACGATCCGAAAAGCAATGATAGCGACTGTTATGTTGATTTCGGTATCTTTGAATCCAAGCGTCCGAAGGCGAAGGATTTTGTGAACGGGTATGAGTATGCTGCGGTTCTCGACTTCAATGTTGACGGGCCGATTCTGGATCATTTCGTGAAGGAGGTGCTCTGATATTTTGAAGAAGGGGATTTTCTACTTCCTTGCGGGAGCGGTTATCGGCGCCGTTCCCGCCTGGCTGCTGGCCAAGAAAAAGTACGAGCGCATTGCAGATAACGCAATCGCAGAAGTAAAGGAAGCATACGCCAAGCGTCGAGAGCAGGATATTCTGGCGGAGAAAGCTCGCACTAAGCCGCCACTGGAAGAGCTTGTGCAGAAAGTGCGCGAAGAAGTTGATACGGATGAAGCTGATCTGGAAGAGATGCAGGAGATCATCGAGACCAATGGTTACGCTGCAGACGGTACGTATAACGGCCACGAACGCCCCACATTGGAGGAACGTCTGGATGCTATCCCATACGTTATCAGTCCGGAAATGTTCGGCGAAGTTTATGGTCCCGGGAATACCTGTACGATGACCTACTATACCAACGGTGTCCTTGTGGATGATGCAAGTGGTATGGTCGAGGACATTGAAGCTATGATCGGCATGGACGCACTCAATCACTTTGGTGATTACGAACGCGATATTGTTCATGTGCGGAATGACCGATACATGATGGATATCGAAGTCTGCCGCGATCCGGGGACGTACGAAGACGTCGGCGGAGTCAACGAAAAGCCGTACAATCCGGAGGACGACTTTGACGAGGTAGATGGATGACAGACAGCGAGCTGATCAATGCGTATTTTGAGTGGATGTATCAGCTCGTTTGCGATGATTTCAACAAGCGTCTATCTTTTCGGAAACTCTTAGCCCGATTGTATGATGCCGACTTTGAGTATTCGCTTCCTATGGACGAAAACCGGGAAACGGATGGTATACGTCTGCGTTATCGATTCGGACGGGAGTGTTCGTATGACGATCGAATTATTGCGACTTGTCTGGACAATCGACCGTGCAGCATTTTGGAAATGATGATCGCGCTGTCTCTGCGGTGCGAAGAATTCATCATGATCGATTCACATTATGGAAATCGAACGGGTCAATGGTTCTGGAACATGATCAGCAGTCTCGGGCTGGGCGGCATGACAGACGAAAAGTTTGACCGGGACTATGTGACAAGAGTCATAGAAAACTTCAACAATCGTCGTTATGCCGCGGATGGGCAAGGAAGTCTCTTCCGTGTCCAAAGAGGCAATGTTGACATGCGCAAGCTGGACATCTGGTATCAGATGCAGGCTTATCTGAATGATATTTTAGAAATCTGAAAGGAGATAAACATGGAACAGAAAACGGTCCATATCCTTATGACGGACAGCAGGAGCTTGGAGCGCCTTTGGCGCGGTATTCGTCGCAATCGGAAGGCAATCGTTTTTGTGGCTCTCGCGCTGGGGCTGGTAGAGCTTCAGGTCAAGTTTCTGGAGAACAATCTGTATCATCACATTCAGGAGTACCATCGAACGGAAGGGGATTAATGATATTCTATGGTCGATTTTCTGATTATTTCGACTCGTAGCGGTAAGCGCGGAGTTACAGAGATCTATCCGAAGTTTGTCATTAAGAAAAGCTCCGATCTGATGATCCGTGGCGGCGACTTTTATGCCATATGGCTGGAAGATCGTAATCTATGGTCTACGGACGAGCAGGATGCACTTCAGTTGATCGACCGGGAATTGGATAAGTACGCAGAGGAACATCGGGATCGTTTTGACGGCAGCATCAAAGTTCTTCATATGTGGGATTCGGAAACGCGCATGATTGACCAATGGCATCGATATTGCCAGAAAGACATGCGCGACAATTTTCACATGCTCGACGAGAAAATTATATTTTCTAATGTCGAGACGGGAAAGAAAGACTATGCCAGCAAGAAGCTGTCATATCCGCTGGAGGAAGGGTCAACCGAGGCTTACGACCGGCTGATGAGTGTTCTCTATACGCCGGAGGAACGTCATAAAATCGAATGGGCTATCGGTGCGATCATCACCGGCGATTCCAAGAAGATTCAGAAGTTTATGGTGCTCTATGGCGCAGCGGGCACGGGTAAATCTACGGTGCTGAACATCATCCAGCAACTGTTTGAAGGATATTACTCTGTATTTGACGCCAAGGCACTCGGTTCTGCGTCGAACTCCTTTGCGTTGGAGGCGTTCAAAACAAACCCTCTGGTGGCAATACAGCACGACGGCGATTTGTCCCGTATCGAAGATAATACTCGGTTGAACAGTTTGGTATCCCATGAGCTAATGACGGTGAACGAGAAGTTCAAGTCGACATACGCCAACCGGTTCAAGTGCTTTCTCTTCATGGGCACGAACAAGCCGGTCAAGATCACCGATGCCAAATCTGGTTTGATTCGCCGATTGATCGACGTTTCTCCTTCAGGCGAGAAGCTTGGTGCGAGGGAATACAGCAAGACTGTAAAACAGATCAGCTTCGAGCTCGGGGCCATTGCGTATCACTGCCAGGAGGTTTATCTGAGCAATCCGGGAATCTATGACGATTATATTCCGATGAATATGCTCGGCGCCTCCAACGATTTCTATAACTTCGTTATCGACTCCTATCATATTTTTAAGAAAGAAGATGGTATCACTCTTAAAGCCGCCTGGGAACTGTATAAGACATACTGTGATGACGCCAAGGTGACATTTCCGTACTCACAGCGGATATTCAAAGAAGAGCTGAAGAACTATTTCCGCGATTACCGCGACCGATTTGGTCTGGAAGATGGCACCAGAGTTCGTTCTTATTACTCCGGGTTCCGGACAGAAAAATTCGAAAAAGGCGAACTGGACGACGAACCGGAAGAAGAGACAACGACTTGGCTTACCATGGAGAAGCAGAAGTCTGTTTTTGATGATATTTGCGCAGACTGCCCAGCACAGTATGCCAATGCGAAGGAAACGCCTTCCAAGCGATGGGACGATGTGCAGACGAAACTTTCTGATCTGGATACGGCAAGGATCCATTATGTGAAAGTTCCGGAGAATCATATCGTCATTGACTTTGATATTCCCGGCAAAGACGGAAGCAAAGACCCGGAGGCGAATCTGCGGGAGGCTGCAAAATGGCCGCCTACGTACGCTGAATTGAGTAAAAGCGGAAAGGGCGTGCATCTCCATTATATTTATGCCGGAGACCCCGCAAGACTCAGTCGTGTCTATGACGACCACATCGAAGTGAAGGTGTTTTCTGGAAAAAGTTCTTTGCGGCGTAAACTTACCAAATGCAACGATCTGGCGATCGCAACGATCAGCTCAGGCTTACCGCTGAAGGGAGAGCAAAAAGTGATCAATGCCGACGTAATAAAGTCTGAACGCAGTCTCAGAATTATGATACTGCGCAACCTGAACAAAGAGATACATCCGGCAACCAAACCAAGTGTGGACTTCATCTATAAGATTCTGGAGGATGCTTACGCCAGCGGGCTGCATTATGATGTTACCGATATGCGAAATGTCGTATTTCAGTTTGCTGCGCAGAGCACGAATAATTCAAGCTACTGCATTTCTCTGGCGAATAAGATGAAGTTCAAATCTGATGAACCGTCTGACTCTGTAGAGGTCGATAACGGGGAAATGATATTTTTCGACTGTGAGGTATTCCCGAACCTGTTTCTCATTAACTGGAAAGTAGCAGGAGAAGGAAAGCCGATCAACCGAATGATCAACCCGTCTGACGAAGAAGTTCGGGCGCTCTTTGCCATGAAGCTCGTTGGCTTCAACTGCCGGCGCTATGATAATCACATGCTGTATGCACGAAGTCTCGGATATTCCAACGAGCAGCTCTACAAGCTTTCACAGTCCATTATTCAGAAGAAAACAGGGTTTTTCGGTGAAGCCTACAATCTGAGCTACACTGATATTTATGACTTCGCTTCCGCGGCGAACAAGATGAGCTTGAAGAAGCTGGAGATCAAGATGGGTATCCACCATCAGGAGCTTGGGCTTCCCTGGGATCAGCCGGTGCCGAAGGAACAATGGGTCGAAGTTGCAGAATACTGCGATAACGACGTCATCGCCACAGAAGCGGCCTTCAACTATCTTTCTGCGGACTGGAACGCACGAGAGATTCTGGCAGACTTGGCAGGCATGACCGTAAATGATACGACCAATAGCCTGACAACTCGAATTATATTTGGCAAAGACCGAAAGCCACAGAGTCAGTTCAACTATCGTAATCTGGCGCTTCCCGTTGGCCCGGAGCAGTATGAAGAGTATCGGGAGAAATTCGGCCCGGACTATAAGTTCCGTGTATTTAATGACGAAGGTCAGCCGATCTACGAAGATTTTGACCCGAAGAAAACATACCCGAGAGGATACAGCATCCTGCCGTTCTTCCCCGGTTATATTTACGAGCGGGGCAAATCAACGTACCGTGGCGAAGAGGTCGGCGAGGGTGGTTATGTGTATGCAAATCCGGGCATAGCACTCTATCTCGCACTGTTGGATATTGCCTCGATGCATCCGCACAGCATTATTGCAGAGATGCTCTTTGGCCCGAAGTACACCAAGGCGTTCATCGATGTTGTCGAGGGACGAGTGAACATCAAGCATAAGGCATGGGATCTGGTCGATCAGATGTTGGATGGCAAACTTCGTCCGTACATCGAGAAAGTCAAGGCCGGAGTGATCACAGCGAAGCAGCTTGCCAATGCGCTGAAGACTGCGATCAATTCGGTATATGGCCTGACGGCAGCGAACTTTGATAATCCGTTCAAGGATCCTCGCAATGTCGATAATATCGTAGCAAAGCGCGGTGCGCTATTCATGATCAATCTCAAGCATGAGGTTCTCAAGAGGGGCTTTGACGTGCGGCACATCAAGACCGACTCCATCAAAGTGCCCCGAGCAGACAATGATATTATTGGGTTCATCATGGCTTATGGCAAGGAATATGGCTATACCTTTGAGCATGAGGCAACGTATGAGCGTATGTGCCTTGTCAATGACGCTGTATACATTGCCAGATTCGACAGTAAGGAAGCCTGTCAGGCACGCTATGGTTATATTCCGGATGAGAACAACGAGGATCCGATGGTCTGGACGGCGACGGGCACACAATTTGCTGTTCCGTATGTCTTTAAGACACTCTTCAGCCACGAAGATATTCTCTTCGAAGATATGTGCGAAACAAAGTCTGTAAGTAGTGCACTGCATCTGGACATGAACGAGGAGTTGTCAGAGGGCGAGCATGATTATCGCTTTATCGGCCGTGTGGGACAATTCTGCCCGATCAAACCTGGATGCGGCGGTGGCCTCCTGATGCGACAGACAGAAGGTAAAGACGGCTCAATCGGTTATGCTGCGGCAACTGGATCCAAGGGTTACCGGTGGTTGGAGAGTGAGTACGTACGGGAGCTGCATCTCGAAGAGAACATCGATCGCAGCTATTATGACAAGCTGGTAGATGATGCAGTAGCAGAGATCAGCAAGTATGGTGACTTCGAATGGTTCTCGATGGATGATGCCATTACTGATGATATTTCCCATCCGCCGGAGGACGAACTTCCGTGGTGACCGCGAAAAAAGTTGAGACTGTTACGGAATAACAATTATGAAAGGAGAAAACATCATGAAGAATTTTGGGTACGGCATTCCGAAGCCGAAAACAAAGGATCCGAATGAAGGAAAAACTAAGGAATGATTGGCAAGAGGAGAGTCTTTAACGAGACTCTTCTCTTTATATTTTTGAAAGGAGAATAAAATTATGCCTATTGCAAATGAGGAAAAAACTGGACGTTATCCGTGGGGTACTGAGGTCAATAATGAACCGGTTAAAATCTGCAGTCCGGAGGAAGTTATGCCGATGATTGAACGACTGCAAATGCTCGGACGCCAGGCGGAGATGCTCGTTTGCGGACTTGATAATTTGCACACTCGCCTGTTCGTAGGCGGTGATAACGCTAAAAATTTTGATTACGACCGAGGAACCGGGAGTGCTGATGATGCTGTTAATGCCATTGCACGCCTCGTTGATATTTCCCTGAAGATCCTCGACGACATCCACACCAAACTGTAAAGGAGAATATTTATGTATCAGAACAATGGACTTGTAAACATCGAAGGAGCGTCCTTCATTTTCATGACGAACTTCTCTGGCGACCCGGCGAGAAGCGGTAAGTATCCAAGCACAACGCGGCAAGCGAATCTGACGATTCCTGACGTAGACTTGGCACGCGATCTTATTGACGAAGGCTTCAAGGTGAAGCTCACGAAGCCGCGCGAGGGCGAGGAAGAAGGCTTTGTTCCGACGTACTTCACCCCGATCAAGGTGAATTATCAGGTCAAGTACCCGCCGAAGATCTATCTTGTGGCAGGCGATGCTGAGCCCCGTCTTCTGACTGAGGATACAATCGATGTTCTGGACAAAATTCGTGTGAAGAACGTCGACGTTACGCTTAACAAGCGGTTCACGGACATGGGAAATACCTTGTACGTACGTACCATGTATGTCGAACAGGATGTCGATGACGACCCGTGGGCAGGAAAGTATTTCTGCCGTCACGACGAATATTAAATTAAAAGTGATAAGGAGAAGTTGGAAACAGCTTCTCCTTATATTTTAGGAAAAGGAGATCACTATGAAAATTATTGAATCGGATGAAAAACGCTTTTGCGACAACTGCTATACCTATGGCTATACATGGGACATTTATACCAGTAAGGATTCTGCAGTGCCAGAAGATGAATGTTACCCGCAGATGTCTCTGTGCAAGAAATGCCTCGTGGAGTTGTTCAAAGCAATTTTGGAAAGGTGATCGTTATGAAAATTTATATTCCCTCAGAAACTTATACCGGAAAACCGATCATATATCTCGACGATGGCGAGAAAGAAGATCTTGAAAAGATGGAGACGGTCGAACGAGATTATTATATCTGGCTCGGGGAGGTTTGCATGGTCAATGATACGCTATCTGGATCTGGGCAAACTACGCGACGTCTTTATCCGATAAACGATGCACAATGCCGGTATGAAGTGATACGTACTAAATGATATTCATGCCCGGATGGTGGAATGGCAGACACAGCGGACTTAAAATCCGCGAGCATACGCTGTGAGGGTTCGAGTCCCTTTCCGGGTACCAATAGGGGCGTGGCGGAATTGGCAGACGCACCGGATTTTGATTCCGGCAATTGGAGGTTCGAGTCCTCTCGCCCCTGCCATCATTATATTTTTAAGGAGATGCTGACAAAATGAAAACTGTATTCGACGCCGTGCAAAGACTTAATTCTCTGGACACCAAGATTGAAATGCTGGAATGCATGGATGAAGCTGACACCATGCTCATAAAGGATGCAGATCGAGAAGAAATCATCAGTCTTCTTGAGGAGTACCGTGTATTCCTTTACGAAATGAAAGTCACGAAATGACACCTGAAGAATTATATTCCCAGAATGAGCCGCTCGTACGGTGGGCAATGAAGAAGTATTACCATGATTTCATAGACGATGAAGACCTTATGCAGGAAGGGCGAATCGGGCTATGGCGAGCCTGTTTGGTGTATGACGAAAAGAAAGGGTTCAAATTTTCGTCGGTGGCAGTTTCTTATATTCACAACGCCATTCGTCACGGATACGAAAAGCTCTATGGACGCAGTCTCGGGAAACGTCAACTTTTATGGAACACGCAATCGTTATATGAATTAATCGGCTGTGACAATCTCCCGCTTCAGGGCATCATTCCTGGGGATACAGACATAGCTTTTTTGGATATTTCCGGGGCATTAAACCAGATGTCCGAGCGGGACCGGAAGATACTGTACCTGTCGATTGCCGGTTTTTCGCAAAAAGAAATTGCAAAAAGGGTGGGCGTTTCTGAAAGAACTATATACCGGGTATTGCAAATCGCCAAAAGAATTTTCCGAGCATACATTTGAAGATCCCCCAATAATAACCCAAAAGGAGAATAGTAATGAATAAAACCTTTGAGATCACAGAAGCATATATCGGCAACCGCGAGATCAAAGCTTATGAAGACAGCCGCCGCGTTCTTGATATTATTGTAAATGATTACAACGTCGACGGTGCGTGTAAGGTTCTTGAGGCCCTTGGCTACCAACTACTGTATAGAGAATATTAATAAGGAGAATAGCAATGAATCTTAATGAATTGCGCGAGGCAATGGCTTCGGATGCCACAAAGGAAAACGAGGAACTGAGGCGAGAGATCGCAAGTCTGAAGAAGAGATACCATAAAGACACAACGTATCTTCGTAGCTACTGTAACGCCCAGCTGGAAGACTTGAAGGCTTTGGCTAATCGCTGCTGGGCACTAACACATGGGGCTATGTGCTGCTTCTGCGGATTAAACGTATTTAAGTGCCCGCACAGTATGAGTTTCGTCGACAAGCTGCGCGAAGTAAGGAAGATTGGAGAGGAGAATAGCGATGAAACAGGTGATCTGTGATATTTGCGGAAAACCTATTCTGAAAAGTGAACTTAACACAGTATACCGAATCCAGAAACGCGTTTGGGGTTTGGCATTTAACCCCGAATGGGACGAGCTGGACGTCCACTCGCATTGCATGACAGAGCTTATAGAGATTATAAGAAAGAAACAGAAAAATGAAGAGGGCTGAATAAAATGGGAAAAAGAGGAAGACCGCCTAAAGCCGATAAAAGAAACGATTCTTATAGGCTCAGGCTGAATGCAGAAGAAAGACAAATGCTCGTACAAATGAGTGAGTGGGTAGAACAACCGAGTGCAACAGTAATTCGCACAGCTTTGCGTACCTATTATGAGACTATTAAGTCTGAAAGAAATACACAGTTTAATAATTTGGAGGAAGAAAATGCTGAAAATTGAAAACACGGAAGTCATGGGCTGGGAGCACGCCATTCGTGGTATGCGAAACCCGAAGAACTCCTGGGAGAAGAGCGACAGTGGTATATGTCCGAACGGAACTGAGTTTGGTTACTGTTATCTCGATCATCGTAAGTATTGTCAAAGGCGAAATACGGATGATCCAGCTTTCTGTATCGGTCCCAAGGATCTCGACCTCATGACTCGCCTTCGTAATGCTGGTACGGACCATCGTAAGTTCATGCGGATGATCGCCGTTTACCTTGATATTACGGCACCACTGTATTGGTGGAAGGAGTTCGATACCTATAAGGTGGGTACAGTTGCCAATTCCTGTAGTACAATGCATAAAATCGCAGCTAAGGAGTTCACGTTTGATGATTTTAGTTGTGAGCATATCTTAAAATCTAAAGATGTTAATCGTCCAGATAATAGTTGTTGTAATTGGAATTGGGAGGGATGTGAAATTATTGCTCCGATTGATATTTTGGAGGAGACAATAAATATGTTAAATAAAGCTCGTAAAATGTTTCTTGAAACCAAAGACAAAAAATATTGGTGGCAGCTGATCCAGCTCCTGCCGAGCAGTTATAACCAGCGCCGGACGATCATGCTGAACTACGAGGTTCTGGCGAATATCTACAAGTCCCGTCGGAACCACAAGCTCGACGAGTGGCATACGTTCTGTGACTGGATTGAGACGCTGCCGTATTCGGAGCTGATTACGGGAGAGGATGCGCAAAGCGAAGATTGATTTCGCGAAAAAAATGTGCCCTTTAATGAAGGGAGTGTTGATATTTATGAAAAAAGTCTACATCGTTAAAACGACTAAGCGCGGAAGAGATTGGAAACAAATCGGTGAAGGTCTCGATTTTCTGGAAGATGATACGTTATATCGACTGGAATTTCATGCAACGGGGATAATCCAATATATCCGCGCAAAAATAGCGTTTAAACGAAATAAGAGATTCAAATATTACACTTATTAAAAACTGTTTTTGTACAAGATTAAAGCCTTAGTTGAAAAATACTGGGGCTTTAATCTTTTATATTTTGAAAAGTAAAGGAGAATGTAAAATGGAACGAGAAATTATAATCCAGCCGGAACGCCGGCTTTGCACGGTTAACGGAGAGACTGGATATTTCCACTGCTGGGAATATTACGCAACCGTTGTGGATGCAAGTCCTCTGCGAGGCGGGCACCCGGCGGGACAGATTTCTGAACTTCGCGGAATTGTAGAATTCGAAGACCGGGTCGAGCGCGTTTCCCCGCAGTTGATCCGATTCTGCGATGAAGAAAATGCGATGCTTGCCATGTTAAATAAAATGAATAAGGAGAACAACAAATAATGAAGCGATTCGTTTATATTCTTCTCGCCGTGGTCATTCTGGCTTCGGCGGTTCTTTTTTCCGGGTGCAACAAGACAGTTGCCGACCTTACCTATAAATACAACTACGCCTGGATCGAGCTTCCGGGCGGGGATGTCGTAGAAGGCCCGGTACAGTCATGGACAGATTTCGAGGACGGAGACCAGATCCAGGTAAAGATTAATGGCGTGATCTATCTGACAGATACGACGCGCTGCGTTATGGCACAGAAAGGAGATTAAATATGACCGTGCTTGACAGAATCTTGGAGCGTCCGTCATGGATACCGGCAATACGGGCAGATTTCGGCTCGTGCGAAACGACATTGGAGAAACCCACGCACGCAGAGCAAAAAATCGCTGAAATAGGAATCGATTTCTCTAATTCGGCAGATTCTTTAGAACAGTCTGTGATAAAACAGATTGTAAATGAACAGAAAATACAACACGAAGGAGATCCTCGATTTATGTGTATGAGAAGAATGAACAACCTTATGCCAGTGGGAGAAATGGACACCGCCATCAAGTATCTTAGTCAGAATGAGTATCGCAAATTCCGTGATAAAATTCTGAAGGAGAAAAATAAATCTATCTATGATAGCATGATCCAGCGGGTCATCTTCAATCCTCCGGCGACGATCGTGATCTGGAAAGACGGGTCCAAAACAGTTGTCAAATGCGGCAAGAATGATATTTTCGATCCGGAGAAGGGTCTTGCCATGGCGATCTCCAAGCGAGCCTTTGGCGATAATCGGGACTACTATGAAGTCTTCGCCAAGTGGGTTGGGAAATATGAGTACCAGCAGAGGAGAAAGGGGAAGAAATGAGTCTTACTTGTCGTCGCGTTAAAGCACAAGGTGCAGACAAGGAGTATTACTGGGTTCAGAATTCAGGCGTGTCTCCGACAACTGTAGACCTCTATGAGACGCTTGAAGATGTTCCTAAAGAGATTCGTCACTATTGCGAGAATCTTGATGTAATTACTGTCGGGCCGGGCATGGCAGACTTTATGGGTATCGGGGATCAGCTTTTCCCCGATTTCCCCATCTGCGGTTTTCCTAAGTTTTCCAATAAGCGTTGTTACGCCGAGATGTGCGTTTATATTGTCAAGGACGAATGGCCGATGTGCCCCTATTTGAAAGGAAAAGAAAAATGATTGTGACACTTCTTACGATTGCTATTCTTCTGTTCGGAATCTTTTGTCATTTTTGTGAAGAACGCAACAGATGCTATACTTGGCAAGATATTTGTGCAGTCTTGTGCCCGTATTTTGCGGGCGTTCTTCTCGTTGTCGAGTTAGCAGCCATTATCGCTCCACGTGCTAATGCCATTGGAGACAAGGCAGCTATGGAAGCAAGGCGAGAAACTATTGTATACCAGCTGGAGAATAAAACGTTTAAGAACGACAATAATCTCGGGACAACGGAAGTGCTTTCTGCCGTGGCAGACTATAACGGCGACGTTCTAAAAATGCGGGCAGGAAGAAAAAACCCATGGATAAACTGGTTTTATGCACCATATGGAGAAGATCTCGAACTGATCAATTTGGACGACTTTTTGTAATGGGAGTGAGAGACGATGAAATTTATAGTTGACCAGCTTCCCTATTACGGGGAGCCATGCCCATTGCGGACAATGTGCAGTAAAAATGTAACAGGGTGTCGCCTGGAATGTCCGAGATACTGGGATAAATATAAGGTCTGCTCGGACGAAAACCCGCACGAATGCGAGCACCTTATCGAGATGGAGAAAGGGGGACAAAATGAGTCTTACTTGTCGTCGCGTTAAAGCACAAAGCTCGGACCAGCTATGTCTATTATGGAGGGAAAGTATGACATCTTCGGAAAAAATGAAAGCAGAAGCTATTCTGCGGATGCGGAGCCTGAAGCTCCACTCGATCGTTCTACAAAATTTTGCAGCAAATGAACAAATCTATTATTCATTTGGTAATTTTGGTTTCCTGTATCCGCTGGACAAAGCTATGGAAGAGCGGGTGCGTCGGTTTGAAAAAAAGTATGGATATTTGGTATACCATGTGATTGACAACCCAACCTCGATCGGACGGATGCACTCGTATCTCTATGTTTCGTCGAATGAAGAGGAATGGGAGCAGGATCAACAGGATCTCAAGGACGGCTGCCCAATCGTTTATGTAGAAAACGTGGACGATGAAATCTTGTCCGAGTTCGGCAGCATCGGGATCAAGCCGCGCAGCGGGGGCGTGATCCGAACCGCCTGATATGTCTGAACTCATAAGCCTGCGGCCGTACCAAATGGAGGCCGTCGGTCGGATGCATAACGGCTGCATACTCTGCGGAGGGGTCGGGAGCGGGAAATCACGAACCGCGCTCGGCTATTTTTATGCCCAAAACGGCGGTGTGCTCGGATCGGAGACGTACGTCGAGATGAAGAATCCGCGGGATCTTTATATTATCACGACCGCACAGAAACGGGATACGAAGGAATGGGAGGGCGAGCTTGCGCCCTTCCTTCTTTCTACCCATCTGGAAGCCAGTTATTACAAAAACAAGGTCGTGGTGGATTCGTGGAATAACATTAAGAAGTACGTGGATATTTCGGGTGCGTTCTTTCTCTTTGATGAGCAGCACGTCATCCGATACGGCGCATGGACAAAGGCATTCCTGAAGATCACAAAACAAAACCAATGGATATTGCTGACGGCCACGCCGGGCGATTGCTGGGAAGACTACGCACCGGTATTTCTGGCGAATGGATTTTACAAAAACATTACCCAGTTTCGAAGCGAGCATTTGGTCTATGCGCAGCGGGTCAAGTATCCCAAGGTGGAACGCTACATCAACACCGGGCGGCTTGTGCGGCTTCGCGACCGGCTACTGGTAGACATGGACTTTCATCGGGAGACTATACAGCACCACATGGATATTTTCACGGGCTACGACCGGATCCTTTATAAGTCGATCGTCAAAGACCGGTGGGATATTTGGAACAACAAGCCGCTGGAGAATGGGTCAGCCTATTGCTATGCACTGCGAAAGATCGTGAACAGCGATGAAACACGGCAAACGACATTACTGGAAATTTTGGAAAAGCACCCGCGAGCAATCGTCTTTTACAACTTCGATTACGAGCGGGATATTTTGAAAGGACTGGATTATGGAAAAGGTACAGACATTGCTGAGTGGAACGGACACCAGCATCAATCTATACCGGACAGCGAGCGATGGGTCTATCTCGTACAGTATACAGCTGGAAGCGAAGGATGGAACTGTATTAAAACAGACACCATTGTCTTCTTTTCTCAGAATTATTCGTGGCGCGTACTTGAACAAGCCTGCGGCCGAATCGATCGCATGAATACGCCGTACACGGATTTATATTTCTATCATCTCAAATCTCACAGCAGCATCGATCTCAGCATCGCGAGAAGCCTGAAGGAGAAAAAGGACTTCAATGCTTCTCGATTCGCGAGATCACAGAATTTTATGCCGAGGAGGAACGTATATGGAGCCAACGAATGACTCTTCCGCTATGATTCGAATGTGCGGATATGAATGGGTATATTGCAACGGCCGCTGTTCTGAGTGCGTGGTACGTAAACCGGTGACCACAACAAACCGAATAAAAGAAAGCATCTATAATAATTCTACAAGGGGTGAAACAACATAATGGAACACAAGCTCTGTAAGGGTTGTCCGGATGCAAAGCCTATTACAGACAAAAGCGCGAATTCAAAGATTGTTGGATATTTCTGCACGATCCTGAAACGAAAAGTGAAAAACATGGTCAAAGAATGCCCGATGTTAGGAGATAGTATTTATGATTGAAACCGATTTCCAATATTACTGCCAGGATTGTTCGAGGATTGCGCCGGAGGCGAAAATTAGCAAATTCTTTGGCGGCAACGAGCCCATACTGACAACCATTCGCCTTTATTGTACGCATCAGAAAGAATGCGCCAGATTGATGCAGGAGCTGGAAGCAAAATACCTGCGGAAGAAAGCGTATGAAGATTTTAAAGAATTGGAGAGTTCGAACGCAAATGGAACAGAAAAAAATCATGAAAGCCATGATATCCCAGCCGATGGCGGGAAAGACGCCGGAAGAGATCGTGGAGGTGCGGGATAAAGCCGTCAAGCATCTGGAGGAACTTGGTTACGAAGTTTTCGACACCTACTTCCCGAACGATTTCAATAGTCTTCCCATGGATATTCTGAACAAGCCACTGTTCTTTCTCGGTCAGTCGCTGATGTATATGTCCTATTGTAATACGGTGTATTTCTGCAAAGGCTGGGATAAGACGCGTGGCTGCATCCTGGAGCATAAGACTGCAGAAGCTTACGGGCTGAAACTGTTATACGAATAACCGCGAAAAAAATTACTCCTATTACGGAAAACAAAAATAGGAGGTTTTAGCTATGACAGTAAAAGACGGAATTGTATTTGGAATCGGTTTTACAATTGGAAAGATCTTGATAACCGATCTGGTAAACATCGGGGGTGTAGTTATGCGTCGAACGACGAAAAAAGTAAACTCTGATTTTGCCGAATATATGGATCGGGTTTACCCATGCGAAAAAAATGATAACAAAAACTATCCTGAAACAAAAGCAAAAATCGGATTCGAAATTTGAATTCTAAAAAGAGAGGAGTCTTTAACGAGACTCTTCTCTTTATTTTTTAAGGAGGCATCAGAAATGGAATACCCTTACAAACACGTAGAATTCATGTTCTGCAAAACATGCAAATACCGGGAAACGCCGCCGGACGAAGAACCCTGCAACGAGTGTCTGGACGAGCCGGTGAACCTTCATTCGTACCGGCCGGTAAATTACGAAGAAAAGGAAAAGTAATCATGGAAACGGTGAACGAGCAAGGCGTTGAGAATCTTGTTTTCGCGATCGTCACCCGAGCGATCATCGATTATGAAAAAGCGTTGCAGCATGTAGAGCTCACCCGAGGACCAGGCGGATTCGCGCATGAAATGGCAAAATCCAAAGTCTTAAAGATCGAGAAGTTCTTCAAAAGCGACTTCTGCTATCTCATGACGCAGGTCGATGGCGACCAGATCATTTACGCCTGTAAACAGCGGGTGAAAGACCCGAATTATGATCCGGACGGTCGGTTTCGTCCTCATGCTAATAACAAGAATCTATCAAAATAAAAAGGAGAAAAAATATGGAAACGATTGAGACCATTAAAGACGCGCAGAAGCTTGTTGAATCCCGCCTGATCGATCACCTGAGCGAGGAGACAATGATGGTGCGTGTCGCTTGCATTCGCGGAATCATCCTTCGTTCGCTGCGAGACAACAATGCTACGGAAGCGGACATCGATTGGGAGAAGGTCAATGATATTCTCCTCTGCAACATTAACCAGTACGATTTCAACGTTATTGACCCGGTGCATTCGCTTGCTGATCTGTACGATATTCAGGACCGGCTCAACAGTGCGTCGCTTCTTCCCGGCCTCCCCTGGCGGCGCTGCAAGTGCAAGGACTGCAAGAAGCTTTTCTACATGGGAATCGACGAAGTGGACTTCTACCGAAGAAAGAAACTGGATACGCCCAAACGCTGCCCCGATTGCCGCAAGGCACGCAAAGCAAAAAAGCCCGAATAATTAAATAAAGAAAAGGAGATCTCTTGGAAATGAAAACTCTTTGGAAAAGCATAGACCAGAAAAAAACAGAAAGAATTATTATCGCAGTTCTCGTGATATTGGTATTCACGGTGTTCTGCTGCAAGGACGTTGCAATCACTATGCGCGATAAAGCACTCGCTTACAGTGAAGAAGTTCGGGCAGAAGAACAGGAAAAAATGGAAGGTGAGGTTATGGAACTGAAAGTTCGCCTTCAGCAGGAGATCTCCTCGCACAAAATGGATATTCCGGAAGAGGACCTGGATGCGGCTTCGGTCGCCCGGGTCCTTTATGGTTTTCGGTACTACAATCTTTCGGACACAGCTAAGGAAGCAATCATTGACGTAATCCTCAACCGCGTTGCATGCAGCTATGGTGAATTCGGCAATGATATTCATGACGTATGCGCCAAGGAAGCACAGTGGCAGGGCTACGACGACAACGGCTGCTATATGAAAGCAGATTATGAACTGGCCTATGCCAAGCTCTATGGCAATTCCTCGATGCGAAGCATTCCGGAAAACTGCTACTGGGTCGTGGCCGAAGATGGGGCAGTCTGCGTACGGACGAGCTTCACAGTTACGAGTTCGACAAACAGTTGGAGGGTTGAGTGATGGTGACCATGACGTTGATCGTTGTTTTTCTGCTGCTATGGTTTCTGGATATTCTCGTAAAGGAGTGAAACATATGGCCAAATATACGTACACGTATTTTACGAGACCGATAGAGACCAATTGCGGGTTCTCAGGGGTAGAATTTTGGTTTCCGGACTGGGGGGACTCATTTCCACCATGTTCCATTTTTTCAACCAATGATAAAGAAATAATGCTGCGTATACGCCGTGTTCTTCTTAACCGCTGCAAATTTTTTGAAACTATGGGTATTAATTTACCGACAGCAAAAAATTATTCGCTTGCCAAATTACAATTAAATACTGCAATGCAAGCCATAACAATCGACACAGAAGGTGAGTGAAACGATGGCAGAATTTACTTATCCGGTCATAGTAAAACCGATGCAAGGAAACAATGGGGTTCTCGGTATAGAATACTGGTTCCCTGATTTTGAAGAATGCGAGCATGTCTTCTATCCGGATATTAACGACGATGGTGCTGCTACAGATATGACGGCACATCTTTTCATGCTTTTAGTGGATCGACAAAATGCCTGCGACAGGCGTCCAACGCCAAAATGGTACGGCGCGAACGATTACCCGCCGAACGCGCGGTTGCGTTTTATCACCATCAATACAAACGATCATTCTGGATATTTTGCAGAAAAAGGAGAAGAAAAAATGAAGCACGGTATGTTCGACGAAATGAATACAAATTATGGCTCTCTGACGAACTCATTCGTGCCTGGAACGCCGGTAACATGCGGCAAGCCCATAGACGACGCGGTCAACCATCCGCAGCATTACACGCAGAGCGGGATTGAGTGCATTGATGCGATCGATTCTGTGACGAGTGGGTACGAGCGTCCGAGTCATGGATATTACGCTGGCCAGGTGCTTAAGTACATTTGGCGTGCGCCGTTTAAGGGGCATTATCTGCAGGATCTGGAAAAGGCGCAGTGGTATCTCAATCGACTGGTGAAGAAGGTGCAGGATGAAGTGGAATGATATTGTGCAGGCAATCGTGGGCGTGCTTTTGGCAATCGTTCCAGGAGTTGTATATCCTTATTTGCGGGATTATGCCGACCAAAAGAAGCGTAAATTTCAGGAGGCAAAGAATGATCTGGTTCATTAACTACTTTCGGTTCTTTGCAAATGGCAAGGGGGAGGACATGATCGGATTCGTTCATTACTTTCTGTTCTTTTTGCTGATCTGGATTTGTGCAATGGCTGTTCTAATACATTTGGGTAATCGGAGGTAAGCGAAATGATTATAGTTAAGATATTATTAATATTAATTACCACAGGCTTGATCGTCGGGTTGACGGGAATACTTGTTTCTTTCTGTATTGACAGCTTAACAAATATCGATGCAACCGATGCCATGCAAGTATTTATAACAATGGCACTCATCTCACTTATACTATTTGCAATGTTTGGTATTGCAGCCCTTGCGGCGGCGGCATTCGGCATATGGACGAATATGTAAAACTATTTTTGAAAAGGAGAATAAAAACTATGTCTATGCGTACTCACGTTCGGGCGATGGCCCACGAAAAGGCGAAGCGCCAGGGCGTTCGCAAAATGAACAAGATCCGGTTCAACCCCTCTACCGGACATCGCGCACCGAGCTGGTTTGCGGAAAACTGGGAGCGGGCTGCGGCTATGGATATTTCCGGCGGGAAGAAGCAGAAGGAAACGAAAGCGGTCAAGGCCGAGCGCCGGAGAAGGAGAGAAGCGGCATGAGTGATGAAATGAGAGGCACGCTCTATCCACTGAGCTATATTGCTATATATTCTAGAAATTTATTTTAGCATGAAA